TCCCGCAAGGTCGGCGGCGATGGCTCCCAGCTCGCCCCGGTTGGCGAGAAGCCTGCGGATCTACCCCTCGCCCAGCCATCGGTTGCCCCGGCCGCGCACGAGTCGTCGGGCCCGGTTGGTGCCGCTGATGAGGGAGCCAAGAGCGGCCCCGCGGGTGTTGGCGGTCGTCGTCGTCGCCGCCACTCCAAGAAGGCGGGCAAGCGCCGCCATTAAAGAGTGGAATAGATCCCGTTCACATCGGTCTCAACAGGATACCGTGCGAAATGAGTGAATGTTCCGCCGATATAACAGGATAGAAATCCCCATTCGTGAGAAAAAGAGGGGACGTAGACCTTGTCGAACACCGGGTCGACCTTGAAACACTCCTTCATAGTTTTTTTACAGCTTGCGATGAATGTCCATGACGGATGATCATTACAAAGTGAAACTGGACCTACATGAGTTATAACAATCGCATTGGGGTCAAGAATGCGGGGAAGAGCGGCAAGGATATCGATATACAGATTCTCCATCTCATCTCCGTCGGGGTCGGGGAGATCGATGATCACACCGTCATATGTCGCGTTGGTAGACGACACATAGGCAAGAGCATCGCCAAAAACAAACTTCGTTCGCGGATCCAGCAGTGAACCCATATTTTCAGGAAGACTTGTCTTTGCGAACTCCACGAATTCCCGATCCCAATCGACTATCGTAATGCTGGAAGTGTTCGGGGATTTGTAGAGATTTCGTGCTGCTAGACCGTCTCCACCCCCCAGAATCAGAACTCGGCGAGATTGCTGAAACATAGGAGTCGTGAGCAGATAGTGATACCGATGTTCGTCCAGGGTAGAGTACTGTATCTCCCCGTCCATGATCAGCATCGTGCCGTGGTTTAGGGTTCTTACATACTGGACATGGCTCTTGGACGTCTGAAAGTCGTGAAGCACAGCAGAGACATCGTACGTCACTGTCTGTCCGTACTGGTTCTTTTCCGTCATGGTTGTTGAAGAGGATGTCGCAATTGGTCCAGACGTGCGGAACGTTACTTGTGGTTTTTATTCTTTGATCGGGTTGTGAGTAAGTGCCTTCCATGAGATGGGGAAATGGGGTTCGAGGAGTTCAATAATAGCACGGGCGTATGCTTGGATTTCCCGCTGTGCTCCTGGATCCGTTCTGAGGAGAACGAGGCGAGAATAAGCAGCCAATGATCCTGTTTCTACAAATTCCGTATACATTCCCTGCGGAAGAACTGCCCGCGCAATCTCAGGGGCTACATTGTGCTCCAGTAGATGTTCGTAAAAGCCGACCGCGGCCTCACAGTGGTCCTTGATTTCAGCGGAAAGGAGAATAGAGTTCTCGACGGGAGTCTCCATACTCCCCTGCTTGATCTTGGGATCGCGGGCGCGGAGATCTTCAGGGGAAGGAATCCAGACCTCCGCTTTGAAATCCACGTAGCGACGAGACACTTCGTTGCGCGCAAACCCGATCTGGTGGCGGAACCATTCGCGGGCCACAAAGATCGGCATCTTGATTCGGAGCCGGATCTGGGGATGGAAAAAAGGACTGTTATGGTTGTGTTTCGCGAGGTAATTAATCAACTTCTCATCGTTTGCGGAGAATTCGTGCGACTCCTTAGCAAATGATACGCGGGCAGCATTGACGACGGTAAGATCAGCGCCAAACACGTCAAGGACCTGGATACTTCCAATACCGTCAGAGGCGGTCCAGGACATTTGTATATATACTCATACTGCGTGTAATCCAGAATTACCACATACTGATATCGTCAATCTTACACTCTCCCTCGGGCTCAGCATTGGCCTTCTCCACCTTCTGCTTGATTTGATCGCGGTAATCCACGAACGCTTCTTCCTCGTTTCCTTCGGGCAGACGCGTCTCGTCCAGCAGAATGTCCACGAACCCCGTACCGCACGGAGGCTTCTGGCCGAACATGATGTTCGCCGACACACCCTTCATCGAATCGAACTCGGCCGCCACCGCAGCATTGAACAGGATCTTCGACGTCTCCTCGAACGACGACTTGGCCAGGACACCGTTATCGTGCTTGCCCATCCCGAAACGGTTCACGCTCAGCAGACGGCCCTGGTACGTCATCGAGTCGAGGAGCACGCTCATATGGTGGTAGTTCACATACGCCTCCTCAAACTGCTCGGCAAACTCGTTGCACGTGGCCTGACGCGCGGCCTCAATGCCGAACACATCGAGAACCTCGTAGATATGGTTACTGAACGTGCGGGTCGTGTCCACGCTCTCGTGGGCCAGAAGCTCAAACAGGTTGGCGCCCTCAACGTCCAAGACATGCTGCTTCTTGGAGATGTAGCCGTTCACGGTATCGTCCCAGATCATCTCCTTGTTGACTTCGCGGACGAACACGCGTCCGACACCTTCGACCCCTGAGATCACGACATCGAGGACGCGCTCCTCGAGGAACCGCAGAGTGAGGAGGTTCTTGACCGCATCTTCCGGGAACACGATCCGCATCACCAACTTCTCGGAGTTTGAGTCCGAGTAGATACACTGGAGAATATGGAGACCGGCAGCGCCCAGTTTGTCCTGGACCATCACCATATCCTGGATATTACGAGCCGCCAACTCGGTGTCGTCGAACTCGAGCCGCATGACCCATTTGGACGCACACTCCGTCTTGCCGGTAGAGAACCGCTGGTACGTCTGCAGAATCTCGCGGTCGTCGGCCACCACCGATTCCGTGGTGAGCGGGAAGGGATCATAGTACATCCGCACCGACTTGGTGATTTCGCGCACCGTCGTCTGCTGGATCTCCCGCTTCATCATAATCGCCTGTTCGTAGGTGTCGACACTCGATGAGTCGGTCTTGAGATAGACGAAGTTCAGAGGCTTCTTGGGATTGCGGGGAATATCCAGGAGTTCCTGGATACGCGGCAGACCCTGCGTCGCACCCGCCTTCACCGTACCCGCCGAGTGGAAAGTGTTCAGCGTCAACTGCGTCGTCGGCTCGCCAATCGACTGGGCGGACAGTGCGCCCACCATCTCACCCGGATGAACGCGGCTCTTGATGTAGCGGAAGCGGATATCACGGATCATCTCGTCGAAGATCGTCTTGGTGAATCGGTGCTCGAGAATACACTTGCGAGGAGCGAGGTAGAACCGCAGGAGACAGTGGAAGACCCGATTGGGAGCAATCCACGGCTGCTTCATTAGTTTCGTGAGTTCGTCCACAATGTACCGCGGCGTCAAGTCAGTCTTGGTCGAGTACGGGTTGTGGTACTTCTGGATCATCCGCTTGAGATGGACCGGCGACAGAACTTCTGACTTATTCGTCATCAAGAACACGTGCTTGACCATCATCTCGCGATCGGCAATGAGTTCATCTACGAGATCGGGAGCCTCGGTAATCGTCTCCGTCAGGAACGGCGTGAGCTCCTCGACGGAGAGCCCATAGTTCTTGTAGATATCCTCCAGCGTCATCTGGCCCAGCGTGATGGGCTGAGACTCTACGCACGTCGAATCAATGCCGTCCTCGCCGTAGCGGTACTGAATAATGGTTCCCGCATTGTTGCGCACCGTCCCATCGTGCTCGACGCGCATATCCTCCATCGTCTTCATCATACGGCGCTGGATATAGCCCGTGTCGGACGTCTTGACGGCCGTGTCGATAAGACCCTCACGTCCACCCATGGCGTGGAAGAAGTACTCGGCGGGACGCAGACCTTGCACGAACGACGACTCGACGAATCCACGGGCCTCGGCGCCATCATCGAACTTCGTGAAGTGGGGCAGGGAACGGTCCTGGAGCGTGAACTGAACACGCTTGCCGTCAATGATCTGCTGACCTAGGAGAGCAATCATCTGGGTAATGTTGAGATCGGATCCCTTGGCGCCCGACTCGACCATCTGGACGAGACGGTTGTCGCGAGGCAGGGTCTCCATCACACGCTTCGTGATCTTTGACGATACGTCCTTGAGCGCGCCCTGAATCTGGTTCTCCAGTTCCTCGCCGTCCGAGCGGCCACTGTTATTGAAGAACTTGCCGGCGTGGACGTCCGTGAGAATCTCCTGGACGCGCCGACGACCTTCCGCCAGCGTCGCCGCCACGAAGTCCATCGTCTCCTTGTTGGACTCCAAATCCGACGAGCCCGTAGAGAAGCCCGTGTGGAGATTGAACTTCGTGACGACGGACTGAACCTCGTTGATGAACTGGCCGCACCGCTCGTGGCCGAAATCGTTGAACAGGACGTGGAGCACGCCCTCGGACGGAGTATTGAAGGCCCCCTTCTTCAGCATGCCCTTCTTGAGAATACCGTTCTCGATTGTGACCCGCTCATTGAAGTTCATGAGGGGAAAGGTGGCCGAGATGACGTCCATACCCGTATGATCCTCGCCCGTCTTCTTGAATGCCGACAGCGGTCGCCGAAGTTTGGCCATGATGTTCATCACCGCATGCTCGGGAATCCTGACCCGCGGGTCCGAGATACGGAAGGCGCCCGTCAAGGTATCCTGTACCATCTGAATGATAGGGGCATTGGTGCGGGGGCTGATAATGAGGCGCAGAACGCTCGCCAGTTGAAGCAGTTCGGTCTCAGCGGCCACGGACTGCGGCAGGTGGAGATTCATCTCGTCGCCGTCAAAGTCGGCATTGTAGGGCTTGGTGGCCGACACGTTCAGGCGGAACGTGGAGCCAGGCAGAACCTTGACGCGATGGCATTCCATGGACCCCTTGTGGAGCGACGGCTGCCGATTGAACAGAACATAGTCGCCGTCCACCATATGACGATGGACGATATCGCCTTCGTGGAGATCGATGAGGTCCGTGTTCACGTACTTCAAAGCGATCGGCCGGCCCGCCTCTTTCAGGAACACCGTCTTGGCGCCGGGATACTTCACGCCGTTCTTCACAGCCGCCATCAGGCGATCGCGGTTGTACGGCGTCACAATCTCAGGCTTAGTGAGGTTGCTCGCGATCTCCTCGGGAACACCCAGCTCGTCGACATCGATATTGGCGTCGGGCGTAATGACCGAACGAGCCGAGAAGTCGACGCGCTTACCCATCAGGTTGCCGCGCACACGACCTGTCTTGGCGCCCAGACGAGACTTGAGGGTCTTGAGCGGGCGGCCGGACCGCTGGGCAGCCGGAGCCATGCCCTTGATATCGTTGTCGACGTAGGTGGCCACATCGAATTCTAGGAGCTGGGTGCGCTTCTCAATGATATCGCGGCTCTGACCACGATCAATCTGCTCGCGCAGGATCTGGTTACTGCGCACGATATCAATCAGCTTGTGGGATAGATCGTCGTCCATACGCTGATTGTCCTCCATCATGACGGGCGGACGGACCGTCAGCGGAGGCACGGCGAGGATCGTACATACCATCCAAGCAGGATGGGAGTACTTCGTATCAAAGCCGAGAATCTTCACAGTGTTGTCCGTGAACCGCTGGAAGCAGCGGAGAACCATCTCGGGCTGGAGCGGAACCATCTCGTCAGACCCAAGTACCTTTCCCTGCAGCGTACACACGGTCCCCTGAATCTTCTCCACCTTCTTGAGAACCTGGGTTCCGCAGGTCGCACAAACACCCGCCCGGTTCTTGAACGCCTTTGTAATGTAATCAACCGAGCGGCCGCGGATGTCGGAGAGACGGTCCATACCCTTCAACTCAGAGTTCAGGAACACCTCTTCGGAGAAGGTATCGTGGCCGGCAATGTACAGGGTGGAGCAGTTCACGCATACGCAGTTCAGGACCTTGATCGTGTAATCGAGGAACTGGTAGAGGTAGACGGGACGGGCCAGCGTGATGTGTCCGAAATGGCCCTGACATTGTAGGTTCGTGTGCTTACAGGTAGGACAGACTTTGCCGCTCTCGATGACGCCCAGTCGAGCATCAAACACCCCACCGGGAACAGGGTTGTTTCCTTGATGGGTCTTGTCGGTGATGACCTCCACCACCGAACGGCGGAGGATTTCCTCGGGGGAGGTAATACCGAACTGGATACCCACGATCGACATTGTATTCTTATTAGAGTATCTCGTAATATCTTTTAGCGATCCGTTCTGAGCGAATATTTCCGAGTTGAGTATAACGACAAGTATGATTATTTTCAAAACTGTTCTCACCGAAAAACAGATTGAAGAGTATGTACGTCCCGAAGGTACGAAGAACCCGGCATGTGGCGGAGGCGTCAATTGTGCGTTCTGTACCCTCAAACTGCTCGGGGTGTATACTTCCGAACTTGAAGAAAAGTCCAAAACGTGCGGACCTAGGGCGCGGGCTGGAAATTTCGTGAAAACCGAGGAGTACATTACGGCAGTCAAACAGGTGATTGCCGATATGACGGAAGAGCATCACGACTTTGTGTTTGTCCAAGAAATCGGGCAGCCAAGTGTCTCGCTTGCGAAAATCGCGGAGAATCTTGACCCGCTAGAAGCCTGTTACTTTATTTATGGCCGGTCTGGTTACGGAACCCATGCCGTGGTTCTTCGTAAGAATGCAGGAGGGGAGGTTGAACTGATTGATCCTCAGCGTGGATCGGACGATGTTGGGAAAGAGTTTGGATTCACTGCCGCTCGAGCCGCCGAACTGGGGGTTGAACTGACGCCACAATACTACCGGGTCCGCGGAATCCCCGCAATTGAAGCGGCAATGGTTGAACAGTCCGTGCTGTTCAGCTACTGGGAGACAAAAGAGGAGTTAATGGCGGATCTTCCTCATTTTGTGGTTGCGTGTCTTATGGTGGATTCTGTGGTAGGACTCAAGATGCTGGTGGATGATCGCGATACGTCCAAATTGATGGAGGTGGAGGAAACGGCTGTACCGAATCCGCAGATGGATGTGGAGGAGACGTCTCCGTCTTCGTCTCCGCCGATGGATGTGGAAGTGGAGATGGAGGGCGGGGCAAGAACTGGAACAGCTGCTACACATTGGGATGAGTATCAAACTACACTGAAGGTTGAGAAAGATACAAAGTTGGCGGCCGATATTCTTCGGAAAGGTCTTTCTATGGCTGCTCCAACCCCTGCGGTTGATCCCGAGTTGTACACAACCATCCTTAATCTTCTCGGAACGGTTGAAGGAGACAACGTAATTACTCATCTCTATAAAATCCCAGAGGAAGAAGAGGATATTATAGCCCAGGAGGGTGGAGCTTCTACGATGATATCGGCGGAGGAGTACAAAAACAAAATAAAAGAATTGTGGTCAACCCGTACAGATGATTACGTGAATGATACATTTAAGTTATTCAAGAAATCATTAGAATTTTATAACGTCGGCCGAACCCGCGATACAACGGCAGGTCGTCAAGAAGGGTATGAAGTACCACCTACATCTGGTCCAAGGAACCAGTGTGAAGTTATGGACATCAGTGGTACTACCAAAAATATATGCTGGTTGTGTGATGGATTCGCAGGGTATAAATGGCAGAATCAGACTCAGATGGGTATTTGTAAACTATTAGCAAATCGGCCTGAGTGCGAACATGTTCTTCCAGCCCCGTTAATGTATTTCCTCAAAACACTTGTCAATAATAAGGGAGGAGCACCAACAACTGACTTCCAGAAACGTCTTCAGAAAAAATTATACGATAACAGTTGTCATCTGTGCAACTGGAAGAAATGGGAGACGCTATACATACATACTAGAGAACCTAACGGAGATATAGAGCCCCATATACCAAATATTCTTACAGATGTCATTATCTTTTTCATGGTATATATGGAATCTCCAACATGCGGGAGCGACGGAGGAAATATGGGGACGATACCGGCGGGTCTCGGAGGAATCGGAAGCTTGGTTCATGTAAAAGGAACATATTTCCCTAACCCAATTCGTGCACAACTAAATGCTGGGTTCAATTCGGGTAGAGGAGGTGGGGCTCCAACCCGTCAAGCCGAGGCTGCTGCTGTTGCCACTAAATTTACCGATCCCTTAAAACTTTTAGAAGAAGTGAAAAAATCCCACGATAAAGCATATGATAAATTAAGATTTGAGCCCGATATACATAATATTTACGAAACCATCGGTAAAGTAAAAAATTTAGACTCCGTGAATTCCCTACCGCATATTGAGGTAGCATTTCGGGGGGAATGGATACCAGCTGAAAATCTCAGTGGAGATTTGAGAAACATAGCAAAAGTGAATAAGAATGTAGCAGTTGACTGGGTTCTTCGTCGCTTCTGTGGTATCTATGAACGGATGGAAGAGATCTGTGACTTGTTAAATAGTCCCGATGGAAAGGCATTGTGGAAACAGCAGTTAGACACTGTGTTGAAAACACTGGGAGAACCAATGAATTCGGTCAAGAAAATTGCCATAAAAAATAACGGAGACGAATCTGAAAGGTTAAGAGCAGATAGGCGAAGAGAACCTGTGCCTCCCCCTGCAGCCCCTGAAGACCCAGCACGTCCACCACCTCCACCTCCAGCACCTGGTATAAAACGTAGACGCGAGGACGACACTCAGTCATCCGATGAACCCGCTGCAGTGCGACCTCGCATAGAACGAGAAAACTCTGGACAGTCACAGGCAATTGATGATCGTGTGATACTCAATGTTCCGTCTGCACAACCCGGAGAAGGGGTTAACGACGACGACAATGAACTACTTAACTTTTCGCAGGATTCGAGACTACCTCCATATGTTGGAGGAGGACACCTCGACATCTCCGTTCATCGGGGAGGTCGGCGTATCATAGATGTAGATCTCTAAGCATCAATTATTAAGCAGGGATCCGAGCAGCGTAGGCAAGTTTGAACAGTTCCGGGACAATCTGGATATCGTCGACTTCCAGCGTCGTTTCCAGAAAGTCAATGAGCGCACCGTACTCCTTTCCCTCCTGGGCCAAAAACACCTTGAGTTCCTTGATTTTGTGGGAGTCTAGCCAGTTCAGGAGAAGGCGGACCATACGATCATAGACTAATTTGTCTGCGTACGTCAACGGGCGGTTCTGGCGCGTGTACGACTCCAACTCCTGGAGGGGTGTCGGGTTTGGGTTGGATGCTCGCATCCCGGACTAGGTTTGTATCTGTTAGCAGAGGAACCTTTAAAGTCTGCAGGGTGTCTTCCACATATATCGAAGTATGCTCAATGCCTCCGCATATATCTGGAACATCAAACTCGGGGATACTAGAAAACTTCTTGTTACATAACTCTCGGATATCTTTCGGAATCATGTAGTTTGTTTCGGATACGTGGGAAATATCCTGCTTAATATATTTCAAGAACGTTCCACAATCCTTACGTCCAGAAGGAGGAACAGCCAACTGCTCCTCTAATTTTCGGGTTATCGTGCTCCATTGAACACTGGCCTGCTTGAAATTATTCGCCATCGTGATCCAGTCAAACTTGTCTTGAAGCATGTTGATGATACTGATTCCGATGGAAATACATCCAAAAATAAGGGGGGGATTTGTTGTTCCAGGAGCCAGACTACCGACAATCAAATTTCCAATACCGCTCAAGGCAATGATTGAATTTGTGGTAATGGAAAGAGAAGTGGCCCGAATACTATACCGAGAATACGCCTCAGTGTTCATCCATTCAAACGCTTTAGATTCATCGCACCACCCCGCTAACATCCTATCAATAGACGTTGTCCATTGAAGACCCGACTGAGTTTCGGAAGTATCTTCCTTTGTCTCCGACATTACTTACTTACTTATTGAGGTTTTACCGCATTGGAGTCCTCGGGGGTCTGCGCGTTATGCGGAGTCGGGAAGTAGGGAACATAGGACTTCCAGACCGTGAACGCGAACACCACGAACCCGATTATGCCGAGGAGAATGGTGGACCACATTTATTTGTAGGCACCAAAAGGATTTAAGCAAATCATACTCATTCAGTATGTGGGCGGGGATAGCAAAGCCTGGTTTAATGCGCGAGTCTTAAGATCTCGTGGAGTCATCCTCGTGGGTTCAAATCCCACTCTCCGCACATGACCCCGAAACACCTATAGTTTAATGGTAAAATTCTCCGCTTCCATGCGTAGCAAAGGAGCTACACGACGTAACGGAGTGACCCGGGTCCGATTCCCGGTGGGTGTAAATATGGTTTGTTTTTTTGAACTCTGTCTAGACTTCAAAAAAACGAATAACGTCCTGTCGCAGTATAAGGAGAGCACTTGAAGAGAATGCCGCACATCTACATTCTCGAACTGGCCGAGGCCAACTACTTTATCGGTCGATGTGAAGATACCGAAGACCTGAACGAGAAACTGGACAACCACTTTCTCGGCAAGGAAGAGATGCTGGATCGGTTCAATAAACATGTATCTCTTCCCGTCGTGCGCGTGGACAAATTCATACGCAACATCACTGCAAAGGGCGAAACTGATTGTTTGATCGCGTATATCCTGCTATACGGAACGTTCAAAGTTCATACGAACCTCTATTGTTATCGGTGCGGACATGTTGGTCACTACAAGCGGAACTGTCTATCTCGCTGGCACAAGAACGACTTTGAGATTGAAGATTAAATCTGCGTATCAAACAATACGTACCATGTCATTTTTTGGTAAGATTGCCGAGCAGGCGAAAGTAGCGGCCATGGCTCAGATTCCTGCGGCGATTGCGGCCAGCAAGGGTCCGATCATTGACGCGATCAAGACGTACATCCAGAAGAATCCAGGGCAGGCGGATGTGATCAAGCGCAATCTCGCGGAGATTTCGGCGGGCGTTCAGACAGCGGGATCCCGTAAGAAGCGTCGGACATTGAAGATGAAGGCGGGCCGTCGGCTAAGGAAGACGCGGGGACGGGCAAGCGGAGGAATGAAGATTCCTGAGTCTTACAAGCCGTACGCAAATATCATTGAGGAGAAGAAACAAGAGTAATGGGGTCGCGTTTAAGCAATACATCGTGGTGCTGGAGTCCTCGCAGTCGGTGTCCTGATCATAAGCCACCAGCGAGAAGGAAGAGTTTTGACGAGATAGTGGAAGATGAGTATGAGCAGAAGGAGGCGAAAGAATGGATGGCGTGGAACAAGTGGCGGTATTCGGGAGGTCATGATCCCGACATTGGAAGTATTGGAGAAATGTAGACGGGTAGACAGGTGGTGATCGCTAAAAACGAATCCAGTTTAGACCAGTCTTGTTCAGTCGCATAGAACGAAATGGGTGGATACACAAACTATATCGTGAAATTGTCGGAGAGGATAGATTGGGATGATGATGAGATGGATGCTACACTGAAACGTCGGTATCCTGGCGTAGAATGGATTGTCTTGGGAGACACTCCGAAACAGACGATGATCTTTGTCGTGTATAGCCAGACGAAGATCACCGATATTATTTCGACTATTCGGTCGATCTACAATGTTGAGGTAGAGTTCAAGGAACTGGAAGTTGATTGATTCACTCTTCGTACACCCACCCGTTCTCGCAGTGGCAGCAGAGTAAGCCCTGGGGGCGCATGACGTACCCTTTGCCCTTGCAGTAGTCGCAATTTTTCTGTTTGACGGGATCAAAGTTGTGATACACGCAGTGGTAACACGCCTCATCCTGCATTGGGTACACCCACCCTTCACCCTTGCAGTTCTTGCACTTCTTCTTCTTGGGAGCGGGAGGCATGTCTTTATAGGATAGGAGCGGGATAGGTGAAAATGGTTAGATATAACGCTCGTTTAATTATATATGTCGCACTTTGACCACGGAGCATTAGACAAAGTTACTAAAATATTTATGGAACCAAATGAGGCTGCAAAAAGAACAAGGTATGAGTGTCCAGACTGTAAGCGTGATGTTTTTGTCCGGAAAGGTTCAGTAAGACAACATCACTTTGCACATATAAAGGATACAGAACATCGATGTATGTTTTATAATAGGAATCCAACACTAGATCAACAACATAAAAACGCTCAATTTAAACTGAAAGATCTTCTGCAGCGGCGGATACCTCTGCGGATAGTTCGCTCGTGTATATGTTGCTCGTGCTGTTCCGAATCCTGGAATATAACTATACCCGAAAATCCTGAAGTAGTAACAGAACATCAATTTTTATTCAACGGTGGGAACAGACGTGCGGATGTGTCCCTTTTTGGTGAGATAAAAACCATATTTGAGATTGTTCATAAGCATCATACAAAGGAGGAGGACAGACCAGAACCCTGGTATGAAATATCGGCAGAAGAAATCAACCATTTGAATTTAAATTCTCCATTTATTATCCTAACATGTGTCCGACAGAAAATGGTAAAAACATGTATTGAAAAAAATAAAAGAGATGCAGAGGCACGTAGACACCTACATGAAACTGAAAGAGAACGGCTTCGAAAAGATGAAGAGATAGCGGAAAAGGAACGTGGGAGACTCTTTAAAGAAATAGAAGATAGACTAAAAGAAGAACGACGAATCCGGAATGAACTTAAACAGATAAGACTGGTGGAGGAAGAGCGAAGGAGGGTTCAAGAAAGTATTGAACGTATAGCCCGGCTCAGAGCAAGGGAAGAAGAAATAATGTCAAAACCACCTGTAAATCCATTCCCCATACTTATGCGGAGTGGCGGAGACAATCCGATGATGCGTTACGGTTCTAGGCGGTATAAACGATAAAAACGAATCCCTTACTACCCAATCTTTTTCAATCTCATACAAATGTCTGTCCCAATATTCGCTCCTCCTGCGGTGGCGCAATCATAAAGGGATTCTACTTCCCGCCTGGCAAATTTCTTTGAAGCCTCTCAAAAGATCGGAAGAATCGTCTCCAGTTCCGTCTTAGAGAATGCCCCGTTTCCTACGAACATCCGAATGAATTCGCACGTTCTTTCAGAGCGGAGAGAGGAGACTACGCGGTCAAAGTGTTCAGGTGGTCCGACAATAACGTTAGTGTGGTTTTCTCCATAGAAGTCCATACCTTCCGGAATAACCGCCCAGTTGAATACGTAATTGTTTCCGTACCCTCTCGATACAACGATTGCGGGACCGACGGATACCTTCTTTCCGAACCCTTGGATATACTGCTTCTTCCCCCCCTTCAACGTTGGAAACGTCAGTATATTGTTCACAATGTTGGATGTATAGATGATGAGCGTACCCGGATCATCCGACAGTTTTTCCTTTTCCTGATTCCAGACCACGTCGCCAGTTTTCACCGAGAATCCGAGTTCGCGGAGGGTGGATGCCTCACTCAGACTTTTTTGGAGTTGAGTATATTCTGGCGTAATGTAGACAGAATTCGCACGGGATAGAATGAACTTTGTGTTCTGCGAGGTCTCCTTACGAAGTATAAGAATCATCGTCTTCTGACCGGTTTCATAATATTTGGCGTCAACGGTTTCTACGTGAAGAATAGTCGCGTGTTTAGAGATGTATCTCCTACAAGGTTCGTAATACGAGCAATTGTAGAACGATGTCGGGAGAACAAACGCAAGAATGCTTCCCTCGTGCATGTGCTCTTTCAAGCACTTGTAGATGAACAGGACAAACAGGTTTCCACGTCCAGTTTGACATTCTGAGTTCTTGATTTTTGTGACGACGTACGGAGGGTTTCCGATGACTAGATCAACAGGATCGGCATGATAGTCGAGGAAATCAGAGTTTACAAGGGTAGGAGATTCGGGGTATTCGTCGTACATATCCTTGGACAGTTCTACGCCGTATACCGTAGCCGTTGGATACGCTGTTTTCATATCATCCAGAAACTCCCCTGATCCGAACGATGGTTCTAGGATTGTTTGTGGGGATGTGACTCCGAACGTCTGAAGCAGATCGAGTACCCTGCTGCGGGCACTCAACGGCGTAAAGTATATTCCATATTCTTTTCGTACTTCCGTTGAAAGAAGATCGTTCAATTTTCGCGAGCGGTCACTGAATTCCGGCATTAGTATTTTATGCATGCATAAGGTTTTCATCCGTTTTTACACGATTTAGTTAGACGAACGGGTCTAAAACGAATCCATCCGCCCCCACTCTTTTTCAGTCTCATACCCAATAACAGAATGGCCACGATTGGACACAAGTTTAAGCGTGCACTGATGAAGTATGATGCTTCTACCCAGCGTGAGATTCTGGGGAATGCGAAGGGTTATGCTCTGAACATGCCCGATGAGACGGCGTTCTATAATTGGATCCAGCAGATCTACTTTGCTCGCATCAATACCTCGGACGACGCCGAGTTTGCGGACAACATGTTGTGGGCCGAGATGAACAACCATCTCCATTCCCCCGCCTTCCAGACGATTGCAACCACTCTGTAATCACTCACTCCGTATACACCCGACCGTTCTCGCAGTTTAGGCACTTTTTCTTCTTCTGTTCGGGCATTTGTACGTTGAAGGTGAGTCGGTTAAAATGGATAGGAAAGATATTGAAACTGTATGTATTTACAAGATGCCACGTGTATGCAGAGTTTGCAGTGAAACGAAAGACGATAATGATTTCTACCCTTCGGTAAAAAGTAGATGTAAATCCTGCCACTGCATGAGAACTCTCACAACTTTGGTTCCGAGACAGGCTGTTGGTAAAGAAAGACTTCTAAAGGCAATCCAGGAACGTGGAGAATGTATTGATTGTAAAAGAGTGGTTACTGAAGACGTTCGTGCCATGTTTCACTGGGATAACCGAAATCCAGCAGATAAGACGCGAAATGTTACACAGATGCTAGGGAGTTCTGATGAGACGTTCTATAATGAAATCTCAAAGTGCGATCTCGTGTGTGTTATTTGTCACGCACAACGTACAGCTAATCAGCATAGAGAAGGAACAATAAAGTTAGGAAGACCACGAAAATACGAGAAATAACTGTCATATTTAAACACACGGATACTCTACCATAAAATGCCCAACGACTGCTGGAGTCGCCTGACAATAACCGCCAATGTCCTTGAACTCTTCAATATCATGAACGGATTCAGGCACGTCCCGGAAGGGGCAATCAAGATTTTTGAACAGGGGAAAGAAGCTGTCCACATGAAGCTATGGAGCCGCTGGAACCCCGATTTTGAGATGCTTGAGAACCTGCTCTCCAAGTATCCGTCGTGCTGGATCAAGAACGAGTGGTCGGAGGAGGGAGGAAAGGCGGGTGTTTGGATTGGAACTATGCGAAGTGGAGAGAAGCAGATCTCTCGTCTGGAGTGGGATGATATGTGTCTAGAAGAGCGCATGCACCGCTTCCGATTTACCTAGACCGTGCAGTAAACTATAATGGTAACCCCAAGTGCCGAACAGCAGGCAATTATTGATGCTGTTCACGCTGGGAAAAACGTTGCAGGAGATTGTGTTGCGGGGTCAGGAAAGACCACAACCGTGCTATTGCTAGCAGAATCATGTCCCAAAAAGAACATTATTCTGCTAACGTACAACGCTGCATTGAAATTGGAGGTCCGAGAAAAGGTGGTTGCGAAGGGTATCGCCAATCTAGACGCGAATTCATATCATAGCGCAAATATGCGATATTACATGAAGAGCGGACGGGGACATACAGACAAGGCAATCCGAAATGTTATTGAAAGCCGTCTACCTCTCAAGAAACCTGGAATGTGTATTGATATTCTTGTGATTGACGAGACACAGGATATGAAGAAACTGTTTTTTAGTTTTGCATGGAAACTCTATTCTGATCTCGTTCATAAACCTCAAGTTGTAGTCCTAGGAGACCGGTTTCAAGGAGTATACAAGTTCATGGATGCCGATACACGGTTTTTGACCCTCGCAAGTAGGGTGTGGAACGCCGAGTTTGACGAGCGCAGTCTATCCACATCGTATCGGGTGACGAACCAGATTGCGTCCTTTGTGAATGATGTTATGATTGGACAGGCGCGTATTATCGCTCCACGTGAAGGTCCAAAGGTCTCTTATTGGAAACTCCATCCCTGGAGTGGAATATCGCGTGTATTCGAGTTCATTCAACGAGAACTTGCTCAAGGAATTCTACCGGGTGATATTTTCATTTTGGCTCCGTCGATTAAAAGCGCAACATCGCCGATTCGCAAGCTTGAAAACATGTTGGCCATGAACAAGATCCCATGTTATTTTCCTACGAGCGACGAGTCTGCGCTTGATAAGGATGTAATCTCTGGTAAAGTTGTGTTTACAACATATCATTCGTCCAAAGGTCGTGAGCGTAAGCTCGTAATCATATACGGCTTTGACGAAACATATTTCAAATACTACGGCAAGGGGCTCCTGATGAATGTGTGCCCAGATACTCTATATGTCGCAGCAACACGTGCAAGTGAAAAGTTGGTGTTGATCCAAAGTGCTCTAGAGAAACCACTTCCTTTTCTAAAGATTCTTCCGGACGCACTATACGACCTTCCGTATGTTTCCGTGTTTCCACCACTTTCGCATCGGGCATTGGATATGGTTCAACAACCTGCTGTTCAGAAAAACCCAAACATCTCTGCGACTGATCTTATTCAGTTTATCAAGGAAGGATATCAACTTGCATTGAAAGAAATTCTAGAACTAGGAGTCGAAATTTACGAGGAAGCCTCAATGGATGTAGATATTCCTCTGAAAATAGAGACCCCCACTGGTCACGAAGATGTATCTGCCATCAATGGAATCGTTATTCCAATGATTCAAGAAACTAGACGCACTGGGGAAAAATCAACCGTACAAGTGTTTGTTGAGAAATCGGGTTACTGGATGAAAACAGCCGGAGAGCATCCGTTCCTTCGGTCATATATTGACAAGTGGGATCCCGAAGATACAAATATCCAGAGCGACATACTACTTGGAATTCTGTTTATGGCATGCAACTCCCATTTATACCACAAGCTTGCCCAAATCACCAAATACGATTGGCTATCTTATTCACTTATTTCTCCATGTATTACACTTCTGAACGATATAACTGAATTTAGTCAGTCCTTGAAGTACGAGATGACTATTGGTGTTACGTATAATTCTGAAACGTATGGAAACTACACGCTCACTGGTCGTATTGATATTTACGATAGCACGACAATCTGGGAAATCAAGTGTGTCCAGTCCCTTACGGTTGAACACGAACTTCAACTAGCAATTTATGCTTGGATGTGGAAATACGGCGAGATTCCTGGAGGGACAGCATCCTACGAAAAACTATATGGACCACGCAAGTTCAAGTTGGTGAATATTCGTACTGGCGAAATCCGCGAACTAGACACAGGTGCTGTTGATCTAAAAAAGATTATGGTAATACTGTTTGAGAATAAATATGCTCCATATACTGCTCTTACAGATGATCAGTTCATTGATATGGTCAAGGAAATCCAGACTACACAGGCAGAGGAACCAACTTACTCTCCCGAACCTGACGTTGATTTCGGAGACTGCGAAGACGACTAAAAACGGATCAACTTGGCCCAAACCTTTTTGAACTTCATACAAATGTCCGCTCCAATCCAAGCCTTTCTTGCCTCCCATCGCATCCCTTCCACCAACATTTATGCCGTTCCTCCCGATATCTTCAGGAAGTTGGATATCAAGACGTGGAAGTATAATCGTCCTCCCACCGAACCTCGTATCTCCGAGATCCGTGAATGGAACGCCCAGTTCAATCGCATGGACGGGGTCCTGAACCTTGCATATATTCCCGGAGAGGGTCTCGTATGCTTTGAGGGCAACCACCGTCGTCTAGCTCTCAAGGATCTGGACCGCCCAATCACTGTCCTCGTCGACATCCTGTGGGATGTGACCGACGAGGTGGTGATGCACGAGTTCCGCCGGATCAATAAGTCAGTATCTGTCCCCGATCTCTACGTCGTGGAGACCGAGAGCAGTCTGAAGGTAGAGATTGAGGACTTTGTGTCGGCATTTCGAAAGAAGTATCCGAGTCACGAGACAGCATCGGAACGTCCCCAGCGGCCCAACTATAATCGTGACGGGCTCACGGACCAGATTACCCGACTCCAGAAAGAGACAGGGGTGACTATGAAGGATCTGGCCGAGCGTCTGAATGCCTTGAACACCAAGTATGCAGATGTAGGGCAGAGCAAGGCTAAGTTGAGTGCAAAAATCGTGGAGAAGTGTGAGAAGACAGGGCTCTGGTTGTTTGCCTGGAGCACTGCTATTTCTGCGAAGGAGCTTTAACTCATCATTGCAACAAGGATATTCAGGCGAGTCATTTTTGTCTGAATATCATTGATTAGATTCATAATTTCTAGTTTGGAAACACACTCGGTTGAATGTGACGGGTCCTCAGACTTCTTTTCAAGCTTCTTCCTTGCAGATTTCTCCTCCTTTCTTGCTTCCTTCCTCTCCTTTCGCTTCTCGTCCTTGATCTCAATCTTCTTGATGCGGTCTAGAATCTCATGTTCACTTAGACCAGTAATTACAGTAATTTCGCCCATCGGGCGATTTTCATTATACATATTGTGTGCGATGACGCACAGGTGACACCATATACCGCCCTCCGTTCGCTCATGCTCCTTCGCAATATCTGCGAGTTCCTTCCCGTTCTTGATAGATTCCAGAAGCTTCGTGTCCTCATCCCATGTCCATGCCTTCCCCATACGAGCAGGATACTTGCTGCGATCAAGACCGTAGATCATTTTGGTAGTAGTGTCCATTCTGCATATGCCCTTCCCTACCTGGCTGTTCACCGATCCGTTTTGATAAAAACGAATCCATTCGCTCTCTAAAAACAGATAGATTGCTGCCATGCTTTCCCTTCTCCGCAACCACACTCGCACCATCCCTCCCCTTACAAAACTCGGTTACGCATCTCTGGATCAGTACGACCAACATACGAACATGGACCTTCTCGCAATCATCCGTAAAACAATCCAGCTCACGAACGAGCACAGTGTTCGCTCCAACAAGCGCACCGATGCATTCCATCACGAAATCGGAAAGCTCGTGATTAGCTGGAACCCTTCCTGGACATATACAATCGAGCACGCGGTACCGATTCCGTGTGGACGCTCGAAAAAGTACAAGGCCGACATCGCCTTCTTCGACCCGACGGCAAAACTTGTGGCCGTCGTTCTGGCCAAGTGCTCGATGAACAACATCTCGCAGAACGAGGCGAATCTCGACAACGTCAAGATCGGAGAGTGTGTCAAGGTGCGGTCGGGAAACCCCGAAGTAAAAATCTACTGTCTCGACATTATACCCGTTCGCCGTCCATACTATTTCAAGGACGGTAGCATCAAGCATTGGGAAACCACTGACATCGAGAAGGACCGCGAATCATCCAAGGGATGGCTTACCATGATGCAGGCAGTCAAGCCTCCGCTAGTAGACGACAAGTTCGTGATCTACACCAACAACGAGTATCCCACGCCAGATACCGTGGTATGCACGTCTATTGCCGACTCCGCCGACTTTGACCGCTTCCGCAATACTATACTGGCAATGCGGCCAACACCCTAGTACTAATATTCAGCCACCCCGATCCACGCTTAGAAGAATTACGAGAAATCTCGTCCTTGTTCTTGGCGATACACTCCTGAACTTCGCTCGCGCTCAACGATGTAGTTGGAACGATTTGCAGACCAGAATAGAATAGCATCGGTCTTTTTACAGTGGTAGGACACTCAGCAGATACCATCGTTGAGATATACACGCAGGAGTCGCAGGTCGTTGGAGTCATGAGACCTTGACGGCGCCCCCACGCATACCATGCTTCGTAGGTTTTGTTTCCCTTATCGCGCTTCGCCAAATCCTCCTTCTTTCCGACGAGAAACTCGTACGTCCTGGGATTCGCCTCCCGGAACACGTCCTCAGAAAGTATACGTCCATCGCCATCATACGGATAAATGATATGCCGTTCCTGATCCTTGCTGACCTTATAAATCGGTTTCCAACAGGGTTCATTATCAATGGGCGTATCGCGAATAAAGACAGCATCACACAGGGTTGCGACGCCATTTCGCATTTTCACGTGTTGTCCGAGTGTTCTCTGTGTATCCGAATTGGATTTTACAGTGTACGGAACGGATACTCCGTTCTGACTATATTCGGTCTTTTCGGCACGGTCTAGGACAAGGATGCAGCAGTAGACATTGACTCCCTTGAATACCTTTTCCGACCCGTAATCGTGGATTTCGCGTATGAGGCGATTCGAATGAAGGTAGGCACGAAAGGGTGCAGACGATGCGTTGTATAGCCAACTGTTAGGGACAATTGCAACGAGTGTTCCCGAGGGAGACAGGTGTTGAATACACTTGTACAGGAACCCAATGTACAGATCTGTGTTTCCTGACGCAAGTATCGGAGATAGATCTTGTACGGTCTTCCGCATCTGAACATCCATATCCTGAAACCGCTGGTACGGCGGATTGAGAATGATTCCGTCATATGTCTCGTCTACACCAATCTCCATAAAATTCATATGGTGGCGAACGATATTTGGTCGCAGGGGGAGAGAGGATAGGTAATTTTCGTTAATATCGTAGACGTGGGCGATCTCGTACTTCCCGTCCATTGCATTCAGTAGGTTTCCAGTTCCAACACTGGGTTCTAGAAGCCTCTGGATCGGACGTGTAAAGTACGAGGCCATCTTAATTGAGATTTCCGTAGGAGTGAAGACATCAAATTTCATTGCCGGGAGTATCTTTGCGATCTGTTCTTCTACCTTCTTTTCTACAATCTTCTCGATTGCCCCGTCCTTCTTGCACGGATTCTTTCGGTTCTTGTGAGCATCCAGCTGACTCTTCTGCTTGAAAACCTTCTCACACTTTTCGCATACGTGCTCCACCATTATATATACCACCTAGAAATACCTAAATGGGTGATGGTCCGTTTTTTTATTCATACTTTCATTTTCACCAAAACGAATCCATCCGCCCCCATTCTTTTTCAGTCTCATACAACGAAATGGGTGGCCAAACTGCGTTCGCATACTACGACAACGACACCCGTCTTCTCTCCTACTGGTTCATGCGCGATATGAACCCTCTAGAATTCGCAGGCTATCTCAACGAGCCGATCAATGTGATCAGGGATGTGGCTCGTCCCTTAATTAAGGGCAACTGTCTGCTGGAAGAGTTCAAGAGTGAGGCGTTTCAGGAGGAGCATGATCTGGTTTGGGCGGCCATTATTATGCCCGACTGTATCGTGTGCTATAACGGAAACTATGTGATTACAATGAAAAAGAGGACGAAGTAACCCGAAAAACGAAAAAACGAAAAAACGAATCCGGGTTCTACCATATTTTTCTAGTTCAACCATGACCGATATGAACATCGATCAAGAACAAGAACAAGAGTACGATCACGAGAAGTGCGAGAGGTGCGAAGAGTCCAAGATCCAAGACGTTGTGCTGTACTGCTCGCAGTGCCTAGAGAACATATGCGAAGACTGTAACAACAAATATCCAGAATCGTATGATTGTGGAGATTCGAGTCAGTGGTACTGCCGCAAGTGTGAGATGGAAATGCGGGTAACCAAATGTAATGTGTGTGGAGACGAGACGGGAGACGCAGTACAGGTGACGGACGAGAACTGGGAATACTGTACAGGTCTGGATAAACAGTTCTGTGGAAAGTGTCGGGAAAAGCGGGAAGAGCCTCCGTGCGACGATTCAGAGTGCGAGGCCGATGTGTGTTACAACGCCCACCATGAAGAAAATGATTAGACTTTGTGCTTCCGTGTTCGGTTTCGGCGATGGCTGCGACGCTTCTTACCGCCCAAAAATCCCCGAATCATTGCGGGAAGAAAAGGGGGCAGATCCTTTTTCACACCGACTTCAACCGCCATCCCGGGGTTCCGCACGCGCTCGATTTTCTGCTTGGCTTCATCGAGTGCGTCCGAGTACTTCGCGAGGGTATCGTACACAAGTTGAGGATTTGCCCCTGCCTTCAGGAGGATCTTCATAATTGTGTTGATCTTCACGGCCGCGGGAGACTTGACGTCCTTGAGCGGCATATTGTCCGCCGCCCAGTATAGCGCAGTCCCACCCTCAGATCCCTTAGCGTCCACCTGCGCCCCCGCATCAATGAGTACCTGAACAAGTTCAGGATTATCTTTATGAACTGCCTCGATGAGGGCCGTAGTCTCGTCTTCTTCATCATCTGGATTCACGGCATTCGGGTTTGCTCCACGCGCAAGCGCCGCTTTCGCGCCGTCAACGGACTGCGACTTGATTGCCGCAAACAGTTCACTATCCGCACTCGCTTCCGCGCCCGCTTTCTGGTGTCTACGACGACGACGGGTCTTGCGTCCTCCTTGACGTATGTTTACTGTCCCGTGCCCCCTGCGTTCAAACGTTTCTTTGGCGTTGGGTAACATTCCCGACAATAACAACCCTTTAAAATAACCTACCTTCTTTTCGTATTGCGGGTCTGTCTTCTTGAGATCCGATATGTAATTTGTAAGTTTGCTGTCGAGCATCTCCACGACATCATAACTCGTTCCAGGTGGATCTCTCGAATTGAGTTCATCTCGTGAATCCTGTATTTCCCTCCTCATGCGAGAGATTGACGGTGTGGTGGACATCGTATAGTATCTTACTTTATCCCTTGATAAAATCTATCGTGGGCTTGAAGACCATGCTGGCAAAGGCCTTCACCTCCTTCTTGTAGGAGTCCACTACCCAGTTGAGGGCGGAGGTGGACAGAACAACGAGACCCGCAGTGAACACGATCTTGCGGTCGAGGGGGGTAAATGTCGAGGTTCCTGTATACTTATTGAACCGCAGAACAAGGAAGAGGGCGACATAGACTTTGATGTAGGATTCCAGTTTATCGATGTATTCAGGGGCCGTGTCTACAATGCCCACCAGAACTGCGAGGTAGACGATATGGACGATAAGAACGAGCCAGAGGTAGGTTGAGGTGTGGAACGTCCAGAGGTCGACCATGGCTATTAACTATTTAGGGAGGAAATAGATGTTATTTTATAGGTTTTGGTATAAGACAATGGGCTACATATACAAAATTACTAATATAATAAGCAATAAATGTTATATCGGAGAGACTATCCAAGATGTCCTTTGTGGGAAAACAAAAACGTGCAGAGGATTTATATGGAAATTTGAACAATTGGTTTAAAGGGATTGACCTTCATGAAGGTATGGAGATATAATATAGTGGTAGTATGTGAGGTTCTGATTCTCAACACCTAGGTTCGATCCCTAGTATCTCCACCATGTTTCTCGGGATAACTCAGTTGGTAGAGTGGCGGATTGTAGTAGTTTGTAGCCTACTCAATGATGATGAAACTCCGCATGTCGCTGGTTCGATTCCGGCTCCTGAGATTGTGTTTAAGATTCCGTAGCTCAGTGGTAGAGCGTGTGGCTGTTATTCTTCCAGAATTAGAAGACCGCAATGTCGTTGGTTCAATCCCAACCTGAATCGTACCGAAGGGTTTTATGTACGTGCTTAAGCACTTGGATAAGATCCCTTCTTCAACTTGAAGGCTAATGTAGCCGTGTTAATACTGTTCTTAGGCAGACGGATGTGCGCATACCGTCCGTGATCGGGGAAATCAATACGGCCTTCCCACGAGACTCCGGTCTTCACCCATTCGGAAATCTTGGATTTCATATCGAGGTAGGCGGGATCATCTTCTCCCACACCAGTTCGCAGAAGGGCACGAAGCAGTTCAAGTCCTTCTCCGAGTCGGTCCTCTTTTGACTTATCTGGGAGCATTCAAGGGTTTGTTTAGATCTTGTTCCTTAGCCCAAAGCGTAATTTAAATGGACGAGATGGGGTCGGGACGCCGGGCAGAAAGGTGGGGCGTGCGGCTACAGGGGCAGCAGCGGCAGGTACAGCCTTCTCCTCAGGAACTACCTCCTCAACAGGGGCAACAACAGCGGGTGACTCCTCGACTACGGGCTGCTCCGCAGGAACTACCTCCTCAACAGGGGCAACAACAGCAGGTGCCTCCTCCACTACAGGCTGCTCCTCAGGAACTACCTCCTCAACGGCAGGTGCCTCCTCGACTACGGGCTGCTCCTCAGGAACTACCTCCTCAACGACATCGGTCTCGGGCTCCGGTGCAGGCGTAGGTGCAGGCGCAGGTGTCTCCTCCACTACGGGATCGGGAAACGTCTCCGACACCCATGCACGGATCGCATCAAGGGGCTCGGAGAGAGAGAGCAGAGACTTCAGAGTTGTTGCAAAATCGCTCATTTACCTTACACTGGGAATTTACTTCCTTATTGTTTAATGCGTCTTCGGCTGGGAGACGACATGCGCAGGCGCAGCGGCCGGGGTCTTTGAGGCCGCTAGAACAGGCTTGGACGCCGTGACCGACGGGCGAGTCGTGCTTCCGTGGACGGCGGCCACGCTCACATGGTTAAGTTTGGATCCGAGAGGGACACCGGTTGCGGGGCCGCGAGCGCCGGGGAGAGATACGAGGTGGGAGGGCATTTACATAGTAGCAACATATTTAGTATGAGGCTCCCATATTTCAGTCGGTAGAATCCCTCTCTTATACGCTTTATGTCCGTATGCTTTGTGAGGAGGAGGTCGGCAGTTCAATCCTGCCTGGGAGCACACAACGCCTCTTTAGCACAGTTGGTTAGTGCATCCGCTTTGTAAGCGGGAGGTCACCTGTTCGAATCAGGTAGGAGGCACATTTTTGAAGGTCTATACAGATCTTCAAAAATTTGTCGTCATACAACAATGCGTGGACTGCACCTGAAAACGATTAAGCGGTCCCATAACCCCGCCAAAAAGTGGGATGCCGTGTTTATGAAACCGAACGGACAGACGATTACCCAGCCGTTTGGACAGCGGGGATACTCGGATTACACGAAGCACAAGAACCTCACTCGCAAGAAGCGATACATTGCCCGTCATGCGCGGATGCACGAAGACTGGAAGGATCCAACTCGCGCAGGAACCCTATCGCGCTATATTCTGTGGGGTAAGCCGACGTTGAAAGCTTCCATTCGGTCCTTCAAGAAGAAGTTTCACGTATAGCCGATAACCGGAAACTCTTATCAAAGAACTCGTCCCATGTAAGAGTGTACTCTGACTCCTTGTATATGTTCATTGTCTGTACAAACAGGCGAACATATGCAAAAAAAATGATGCCGATCACGACTGCCGGCGCTAGATCAACCATTAGTTAAACACGCTATGCATTCTCCATCGAAAAAAACGAGACAGTCCAAAGAGAAACCGTTCAATTTTGTATGACGGAAGCATACTGTGTGCGCCCGTCACCAATGATCCTTCCATCTTGGCTTTACGAGTAAAGATCCTCATCGCAGACGTCTTGGATTTCACAACTGATTTCAAAACAGTCTCAACCCCTAATTCTGTTCTCAATCCCGCCTTGAATTCCTTCACCCGTTTCACGAACTCTTTCTTGACTCCTCCGAGATTTTTTAGAGATGCCTTGTACTCTCTCAACGACTCCCTGACCTCCCTATCCTTCTTCACCTTCTCCATGATCTCCGTGCACCTTCCTTCCAACGCAATCCGACCGTTATGCCACCAATCGTGTTCGCTTTCATCCGCCTGTCCCATAATATTACAAAGGGGACACGCCGACCGATGCTGCAGAGACCGAAGAAGGCACCGAGTATGGTACGCATGGCCGCATTGTAGACGCGAAGATGTCTCACCTACAATGATGTCGTCAGTGGGGTTTGCCTGGTAGACAAGAACGTCAAGTGGATCGTAGCAAAGGATACATTCCTCTTCCGCCATATATTGTCTGTTTTCTAAACTTGTTCCTAACTTACTTATTTACTTCTTTACTTTGTCTTAGGCAGACGGCGCGTTAACATCTCCTTCTGGGTTCCAAACGTCGAGATATCCTCCACATCCTCGGGAATTCCCTCGATTGCGCGCAGAGCCTCAGCACACCTCTGCGGCTGGTCGGAAAAATGAAGAAGCATCTGGGTACGAATCGTATTGCGCTTGATCGCAGGCTTGACGGTTCGGACACTGCGCGTGAGTGTCCCTCCCGACATTCCCTCCAACTTGAAATCGTCCACCTCGTTATCCCGCATAAACGTCAGGACATCAGCGCCCAGACGGGTCTTTGCGTCCTGAATCTCCTTGATACGAGTCCGAAGTTGACGCTGCTCGTCATCGAGGGCAATCCAGCGCGTGAGTGTATCCTTTACTGGCGGCGGGTCCATTTGCGGTGTTGTTTATTAGCATGACGCCTATGTTTAACCCGTTTATGCCGCCGCGTCTTTCGTCCGCCGGTAGTGGGCGGTGGAGGAGACACAAGACTCTGAACGCTCGGAAGATTATGGATCGTCTCCGTAATCTTCGTCTTGTACTTCCCCGTAATCTTCTCCTCCGATCGGTACGCCCGCGTTAACATGATTCCCGCAATCGGAACACTCAACAGAAACGCCTCAAACGCCGTCTCGAAATCCTGTCGCGACATCGCAATCGCCGCCGCCAAAAATGCTAAGACAGCCTTAATCGCTTCACCCACGATCCCACCTGCCGCACCCGCTCCAGGGATTGGGAGAAGACCTACCCAAGGTTCAAGAACTTCAACGTCCGTCGCCGCGTTCAGGAGAAACTCAACGAAGATCTCGATACTGCTGGAAATGAGGGCAATCGGGATAAACGGCAGGAACGAAATCCCATTTGTCTCAATATCGTTCAGGAAAAAGACGACGTTATGAAACGTACTGTCTACCGGCGTCTCGCCAAACAACAGATGCATAAGACCTTTCGAGGTAGATTCAACGAGATCGCCCACAAGACCTTCTGCGCCGCCCTTCTGTACATAGAACTTCTTAAACACCTTCTCGGCCATCCCCTGTGAAAAAAGCGGCTGGGTTCCCGAGACGAAATACGCTCGAAGTTCGGCCGGAGACGAGAACTTCTTTTTCATGAGGGTTTCCACCAGATCAAGTGCGCGATTCACCGCATCGCGGATCTCGGTGCTTTTTGTGTGTTTATAAACGATTTGTCCGGCTCGATATTGGGAATGCCGTCCCCGGAAATCCCAGACCATCTCTGCTAACGTTATATCTAGATTAGAATTTCCAGCGACGGTCGCATTCCAGACACGAGACGAATGTCGTCATTGGCTCGTCGGCCGACCGGGTCTGCATCTGGTAATAGTCGCACTTGGTAGTCTTCTTACACCGCGAGCAGAAGAAGAAGATCGACGCGTTCCCGGACCGGGTGAACAGCTTCTTATCCTTCTCGATCTGTGCCTCGATCTGAGCCTTCCATCGCTTAGGATTCAGATCAACGACCGTCATTTCCGCAAACGTCGCAGGTGCGACTTCGCCCGATAGGAGTTTAGGGACCCAGCCGTAGTTCCGCATGTTCTCATAGAACTGCATACACCGGCCTCGGTAATGATTCCAGAAGGCCGGATTGTTCCAGGTAACTTCAATCTCCTGTTTCGCACAGTCGCGAATACACCGCTGGAGCAGAGCGTTCTCCAGCGTCTCGGAAAGTTCGAGCGTTAGACCGATCTCGGTGTAATTCTGCTTCACGCGGTCGCGCAGAGGGCACGGAGTATTCACGTCATGAATAACCACCTGTTTCGGTTTCCGCTGTTTGGTGGTGGGCGCGGGAGCATCCTCTTCCCCGACCGCATCGTCATCATCGTCGTCGTCCTCCTCGTTCTCGTCGACCGGAGGAACCGCATCATCTTCGTTCACGCCCTCGTCATCGTCGGCATCCGCATCCGCATCCGCATCGTCTTCGTCCGCAGACGACTCACCTTCAAACGTCCAACTGGAATAAATGGTTTCGTACTCGGCAGGTTTCAGGTTCTGGTAAGACGATGACGGCTTGTCGTAGTTGTCGGCGTTCGAGTTCGCAGACAGCATGACGACCATCGACCCTACAAAGATCTCGTCTGCGAAGTTTCCGCCAAGAACGTGCTGGTTCACGGTATCGTCATCGTCGCTTCCCGATTCCGCAAAGATGGTGATCCAGTTATCCTTGTCCTGAATCTTTCCCTGAAACTGTAGACCCGGCTGCTTCGTCTTTGTCCTCAGCCATTCAAGGACGTCGGAGGATTTCGCAGGGACAGTCAGTTCCTGGAGAGTCCCGGAGGCCTGGATACATGTTGCTAGAACCATTTGCGCGCTTACTCCTTCTTTGACGTAGGGTCTATCTAATTGGTTTTGAACTCTCCAAAACGGATCAGCGTTCCCGTTCCCCTGAAATGAGTCAACGATACTATCAAACCACAACACTAACAAGATGAGCACATGGAAGGAGAAGTTCGAGAAGAAGCAGCAGGATCAGAAGGATGCCGAGATGGCCAAGAAGGTGGAAGTGAACGATATCAGTTTCCCCTCGCTCTCATCCGAGAGCGCATGGGGGAGCGCAAGCGCAGGTGCAGGTGCGGGCAAGGCGCCGACGCAGCAAAAGCCGAAGAAGAGTTTCGCGTCGATGGCGGCCGATTGGAAGGAGGCAGAGGAGATTGAGAAGAACCACAAGGCAGCCGCCGCCGAGATGGCTGAAATGGAACTCAAGCAGCGCACAGAGTTCTCCGGGCGCGGCGGGTTTCTCTACAATTTCGGAGGGACGCATTCTCGTACAGAAGATACGTACTACGAGGATGAGTATGCGGAAGATTACGTTCCTCCTCCGACGGCAGATACGTCAGACGACTGGAGGACGTGCGATCGGAAGGTTCGTCGGCGTGCTCCCAAGACCGCCGCTGAGTGTATGATGACGGACGGTCCGCTTGAAGCCAACGATGAGACGTCGTTCTGGCAGGAGGAGGACACGGTGTGGGGGAAGTACTAATCACTACCCGCGGCCCCAAACTAACCAAATGACCGCGGATCGTACTAGATTCGGCAGGAAAAAAACAAGTGTGAAATAGAGGCCGCCGACCTTTTTCCCTGCTTCCGTAAAGAACAGCAGGCCCGCAACCACGAGAAGAGTGAGGACTTCAAGAATCCCCCAGAGTCCGCCCATAGACGAATACTGATCGGCCGCTGCCTGCCGGAAATTACTGCGACTTTTGGTGGTTGATTCGTCCGTCTTCTTGTCCACCGCATCTTGGAGTCCTCCCTTCTGAATGAGCGGAGGAGCCTCCTCCCCCTTTTTTCCAGCCCCTCCCGGCCGGCGGCATTTGAGGTACAGTTTTCCGTCGCGGGGTGTCGATACCCCTTGGGCATCAAAGTAAGTGACTTCACGATCGCCCACTTCTTCCAGCGGCCGACGAACAGGTTTCGCATTTTTCGCCAGTTTCGCATAGTCCGACGGATCGATGGTAACTGTATTTGAATAAACGATCCAAATGACGTCGGGTTCACAAGGTGGAACAAGGTTGGTTCCGGTGTACACGTAGTAGGCCGGAGTATCGGGGACCACATCCGCGAGCGACCAGGAATTTCCGAGATTCACTTGCTGCTCTGAATCAGAATACGGGACAAACGCATTGAAAAACTTGGCGGAAGGAGTATCTCCTGGCGATGTCCGGACAATGACGGACATATTCACCTGCTTCCCGGACGGATGGGTGAATTCGGCAACAAGTTCAGCCTCGCCAAACACACTATCGAGAGAATGCTGGGCAGTCGAGTAGAGAACCATCTTTTTACACGTGTACCCCTCGCCATTGAAGGTAGCGGTCGGAGTCCCGCTGGAAAAACTGTTCAATTGAAGTCCGCCACTCTCTCGTTCGTCCGGAACAATCGATGCCTGTCCCACCGAAACATCATCGACTTTCCATTCGCATAAACGGTCGCACGGAAGGGCAAAAGACTGGGATAAATTAATGGGGGATTGGTGGGGAGCGCCACAGGCCTTGTATCTGTCGGGCCAATCGTGGGCAGTATCGAAAATGCTCATCCCAACCTAGTCTATTATTACACGGGCAGACGTTTTCTTCTGGTTTTGTAATAATGAGTAGCAGCGACCCCACAGTGAGTCTAGCCGCTGCGTCCTTGACGTTCAGCGTCCTCTCGTTTATTACAATTGTGGTTGGTCTCCTGTTTCTCGTATTTCCGGGCTGGCTAGAGACGATCAAGAGTGCGACCAGCAGCATTTCCGGCTCATCATCGTCCGGAGGGATTCTGGATGGCGTGAAAGTCTTTGCCGTCCTTGGTGGCGCCCTTGCCCCCGACATTGTTCTCCTGATTGGCTTCATCTCAGACTTGATGAACATGAAGTTCCGCTACTCCATCACCAGTCTCATTGGAATCCTGGCCGTCGTCGTTCACTGGGGTCTTGGAAGCCTCCTCTTCGGTTCGGGTTCGGGATCCAGTACTCCGACCATCATTCAGCAGGTGACTCAGGCTGCCGCGTCTGCCGCCGCCGCAATTGCTCCCGGACCGTCAGCCCCCGCCGAATCTCCCGGAAACCCGACATCTCAGTTTCTGGGGGTTGGAACACCCGCAACAACCGGTCCAATCCTGGATGCGCTCGGAAAGAAGGCGGCAAGGGCGAAGACCAACGCAGAGTTTGCGCAGGCACGGTCTGATGCCCTGGAGAAACAGGCAGCATCTTCGGTCGGATCGCCGTCGACGATTGATCTCAATGATACAGAGACGGAAGCCCAGGCCCGCAAGAGTAGGGTTAGTAAAAAGTCGGCGGCGAATAAGAAAGTGGGCGGAACTCAACTTCCCGGCATGATTGCCGACAAGTTCAATCCGTGTGCGATTCGCGGTCTTGGAATGTTCGATGTGAAAGGATCCCCTATGGGCCTCGCTGCCCTATCTGCCGTATTTGCCGTCTACTTCCTCGATATGACCGCAGGAAAGAAGCGCACATCAACCCAGGTCGGAGGATACCTTGGTTTCTCCACCCTCGCCCTCCTGTTCAACATCTACGCCTACCGCGAGTTCGGGTGCTTCCAAGACCCTTCCGTCATGGGCATCCTGAAATCCGCGGCGTTCCCCTTAGCAACTGGGTTCGCGATCGGAGGAATCGGGTACAGCGTCCTGAACTCTAGGTACGTGGATTTCCTGCCCCTAGACGGCCAGGTTCTGGAGAGTGGTGGTTCCAGCGGTCTGGCCGAGCACAAGCCATCATGCTCGGCTCCCAATTCTGATGATCAGATGGTGTGCGAGGCCTACCAGGACGGTAAGCGGATTACTTCGGTAGCGTTGCACTGAGGCGCTTCGCGAGAGCAAAGTAGCCCATCAACTGCGTCCCCGAATGCCGGCCAACCTCTACGCCATTGCGGACCGCTACCATCGTCGGGACATGGGTGACCTTGTAGGTCGAGGCAAAATGCCCTGGATCCGCGGTCGTATCCACCGACACCCACTGAATCTTAGAATAATCCTCCGTCAGCTCGGCGACCACGGGCTTGACGGCCTTGCACGGACCGCACGTAGGCGAGGTGAAAAAATACATCGTCGCCATAGTACCCTGTCTTGTATTACTCCTCTAGTTTTTCAATCGTTAAATGGGTTTTCTCCACCAGCCGGTATGCGATCCCTCCGTGAATCTTGGTCTTTTCCAGATCGTAGGCTCGGGCAGTCAGTGTTTTCTTGAGCGCAGAGATGAGTGCCGCTCCCAGAAACTTTGCGTCCAACGATGCCGTATTCGCCAGAATGGCCTTTACGAGATCAGTTTCCGACATGGGCGCGCCCATGATTTTCAATGGAATTCCGGTAAGAACGTCGTCGGCCGTTGTTCCCATCCTCACAACCTTCTCTTCTAGTTCTTCATACTTTACCGTCCGACCCAGTTCAGCCGCCTTAGTCGCCAATTGGTCGGCGTAATCGTTCCACTTGCTGTCCGTATCTGTCGCACCCGTATGCGCCCGCACATGAACGAACTGGTGACCGCCAAGTCCTTCGAGTTCCTTGAGAATCTCCTCGAGGATCGCCTTGTGGACCACCGGCTTTCCCTCTGCCGTCTTCCAACCACGCTTCCGCCATCCCGCGATCCACTTCGTCAGGCAATTAATGGAGTACTCAGAATCGGTGCAGATGCGTACCACAGCGCTTGAAACGTCGCTGATTCCCTTGAGAGTACGGACGCCTTCCAAGATTCCAGTAAGCTCTGCTGTCTGATTGGTCTGAGAGCCGTCAGCGGGTAGAGGACGACCGAACGATTCGGCGAGCATACTCGGATATATACACGCATATGCCCCCTTCGCGTTCTTACGACCATTGTTGAGTGAGGATCCATCGGTATAAATGCTAATCATCTGCTGTATGTTTATTTATGTAAGACTGCGAGATCCTGCGTCCGTTTTGATACGCTTCCACAGATCCACGACCTCTTTTGTTTCCCCGAGGTGTTTCGGGATAGTAACGATCGGAACGGCTTTCAGAACCCGCGAAATACATCGGCTCTGAATGGCCGACTGAATGTTGTTCATGTATTCTACGTGAAACCAGACCCGCGACCGGTAACTTTTTGTTTCTAACCACCGACGGAGCGACTGCTGACATGCGAGAGACAGGAAGTGGGCGTGCCACACCATCAAGAGCTTGACGCGTTTCGTAGATTTTGACGTGACCCAAATCTCAAATAATTTTCCGAACTCGTCTACCGAACAGACGGACGCAGCATCAATTTCGTGCGCATCAAGCGTTTCAGAATGTGTTTCGGTGTAGTCTTTCCATACCCGAATCATTTCACGATCATCAAGAGGTTCGTGAAATAACATATGAGGGGGTGGAAAAAGAAGATCCATTATACTACTACTCCTTCAGTTCCGAAACTATCTTACGAACCGGAATCTCCTGTGAGACCACATACAGACTGTTCTCCGTCAGAACGATATAGCATCCGTCCAATTTAAAAAGGCTCTGGATTGTGGACGTGTACTCGCTCTCTGACTTCACGAGGTACTTGACGGCATCCTTGACGCCGATACAGCACTTCTTCTCGCGGCTGTCCGTCCAGTAATCCAGGAGAATCGGACGGTCGTCGTCAACTGCGATCTGGGCAGCACGAAGAAGTACGCCGGCCGGGGGTAGCACTGTAGCGGGAGCGGGAGGGGGAGCGGGAGCGGCCATGTGTATGTATTGTGTCCTAGACTGCGTTTAAATCAACCTTTACGAACGCAGTCTTCCAGCTTGAACCTCGAACGCATACCGAGACAGGTCGCCTCATTCTTGGGAATCGTCAGAATAACTTTAGCCTTTTCGGAGATGAATGTATTGTCCTTCCCGAACAGCTTGGACATCTCCGAGAGGAAGGTGACCACCTGATCCACCGATTCGGAGACTGTCTCGTTCTTCTCCTTGCGGATATTGTCCGCGAAATCGGACAGAACCGTCTCCAGCGCCTCGTGAAGCAGGTCCTCGGAAATCAGGCCGCGGGTGTGCAGCTCGGCGGCAAACACTCCGAACCCCCGACGCAGTTCCTTCTGCTTGTTCCACGTACAGACCTTGTTCTCAAAGTCGGGCTCGGACGAGTTCGGGAATGCGATGGTCTTGGTCTGATCGAACATCTTGTTGAAGGTGTCCATGGAGCAGTAGACGTGGAGATCCTCATTGATCTCGGGAACGGCCTCGCACAAATTGACGAACATGTCGGCCATCAATTTCGCGTAGAACGGCATGGAGACGCCGCGGTCGAACAGATAATTGACGATGCGCATACGGAAGGTGTTGTCGCGCTTGGTAATGGTGTCGGAGATGGTCTTGGTCCGATCCTTGAGATTGGAGGCCACGACCTTGTTCACAATACCCTGAATACTTTCGTAATCAGGATCATCCTTCATTCGCAGTGTCGCCTTCAACTCGGTAATAATGTCGCGCCGCCACTCCATCTCCGAGGGCTTGCGATGCTGTGCGAACTTCTTGTAGTTCGGCTTCTTGATATAAATGGGGGCCACAGGGGCCATCTGCATAGCTGCGATCATGTCCAGAACTGCTGAGGGGATAGGGAGATGGGTGGTCGTGCGAAAGGCGTAAAGCATGGTGGAATTCATCTTAGGTTGGTGCTCTAGACTTCAAAGCGAGAATCCGGATCCGTTTTAGCCAAAACGGATTTACAGATCCGGAGATAAGATAAGTAGCGGCTACAACATGACTTCCCTATCTCCCCCCATCCCCACCCCATCCATTACCGACACGACACCATTCACGAACACGTGGGTGATGTGGTACTTCGATCCCCGCAATAAGGACTGGAGCCTTACGAACTACAAGAAAATCGCAGATCTCTCTACCCCGCAGCAACTCTGGACCATCATTGCCGCCATCCCCCGTGAAGCCTGGGAATGCGGCTACTTCTTCTTCATGCGCAAGGGATTCCGTCCCATCTGGGAGGTTCCCGAGAACGAACAGGGCGGTTCGTGGAGCAAGAAGATTCCCACGTGCGATCTCTACGATATCGCCATCGACCTCATCGTCCATTCTACCGTCTCCGCCGACCACATCATGAATTCAAAGCATGAAGCGTATGTCGGCTTCTCCACATCTCCCAAGGGCGACTTCAACATTGTGAAGCTGTGGACCAACACCACCACAGTCAGCAGCGCTAAGACGTTCCTGAACGCAAATATGAAAATGGCGATTACCGAAGATGTCGTCTTCACCGCCCACAAATCTCGCCGCTAGATATAATATGGCGACTGTCCCTGTCCGTCGAAATTTCACAAGAAGGAAACGCCGTTTTTCTTATGTTGAGAAGTATGAACCTTCGTCGCAGCCTCGGGTAAACGGAGACGAGTCGGAGGACTATTCAAGTGCGGATGAAGTGGATATTGATACCGTAGATCCTCGTCAGGTCGCGTTAGATGCTAGACGTGAAGAGGAGAATCGTTCGATTCTAGAAAAGGCGGTGCGTAAAGCCGAAGAAGATCAGAAGAAAGCGGCGACCCAGCGCATGGTCGTCACCGCTCTGAGTCCGAGAAAACCCGCTACGTTCACGTTCAAGCGGCGCGGAGTATCAGGAGGGCGAGGGGCGAAGAAGCACACCAAAAAACAGGTAAAGCGCGCCCGCAACCACAAACAGAATAAAACAACAAAACGTCAGCCAAAACGCCGAAATTAGGCGGGGATTCTCGAGATGCCTCGGAATAAGGTCGGAGATATCAACGTAGGAATGCTCGTCGGTCATACATATCTACTGCCGCCGGCTGCGTATGTGCCTTGAACTTCTGGAGAAGCGCAATTGCCTCCTGCCGCTTGCTACCCGGAATCTTGTAATCCTCATCATTGACCCGCTCCCACAGTGTCGTTTTTCCATACATTGTCTCAAACGGATGATCTGCAGGGGATTTCACTCCCATCTCCCGCAGAGTGTTCAGAATACCGTACAACTTACCCCCGTCGTCCGTCATCACGCAGAACCATGCGTCATTCAGGAGAACAGAGGGATCGTACGTGGGCTTCCGCTCCTTGCCTACGTGTCCGTACAAAGACGTCGACGCCTGATCCTGTCCGAGAAGACAGAAATCAGTCGCCATACTCTCTAGACCCATGACGTTCCCCACTTCCTCATAATTATAGTTTGAGACTTCGGGTGCCTCCTCGGCAGACTTGCGGGCCATCATACGCTGTCCTCCCTCAAACGATCGCTCCATGTACGGAGGGGCCTGGTGTGGCTTGCTGGGATCCATTGTTCTCTTGAACCCACCTTCTTTTAAGTTCTTTTACTTGGAGATCGCCGAGATGAAGTCAGAGGGTTTCGGCTTGGCCTTGGTACGAATCATTGCCTGTTCAATAAGAGTTCCCAGCATTTGACCCTTGATGAACGCCGCTCCTCCTTCAAGCCTGTAATATTGTTTGGACGCATAATCATATGGTAATTGACCCGGTTTTACAGTTGTAGTGAGCTGTTTCATAGATTCCAGAAATTTCTGTTTCCAGGCGTAAAGGATCGCCATCTTGCTATCAAAGGGAGTATCGACATTCAACTTGAATCCTTTGGGCAAGTAATTACCAATAAACGCAGGCGATGTTGAATTCATGGCCGCGTTAATTTCGTCGACACTTATGGGATCCAAATTGATGATATTTACATCCCCATTTTTCCTAAGATCATCAAATGCTTTATGATACATCTCCGTCTGGTCATCCGCCATTTTTTTCAGTTCAGATAAGTCGTAGTCGTACGCCTTGTCCAGCAGAAGACGGACCTGATCAAGTAGCGTCGTGTAGCTTGGGAACTCTCCCTTCATAGTCGTGAACTGTTCTCTCCGCCGGTTCTGACCGTAGAGAACAGTAAGCAGGATAAGGACGGAGATTCCTATCAGGAGGTATCCCCACTTCATTCGTATTATCTTATTAAGCAGAGGAATTGGAGCAGGGCATTAGACACAACTTGATCTCGCCGAGGTTGGCGATGACGTACTTGATCATCATGAACCAATCGTTCTTCATGTACAACTCCAGATTGTTCGAGAGGTTCGTACACTTGGTGAACAGGACTAGATGGGGCAGAGAGAACGACCCCGAAATAATGGCGTTCGTCTCCTCCTTCTTAATCGAGAACTCCGAGTCAGAATCGCCCAGAACCGTCTCGCGATTGGCGAACTGACCCTTGCACGAGAGAACCAGGGTAGATCCCACACTCTTGATATCTACCGTCTTCGCCATCAGGAGCGTCATATCGCGGCACTTCTTCTGGAAATCGATCGAGGGCATCGTAATCCGCGCCGAAAACTCCGTAGACGGCATCTCGATATTCGGCTCATCGCGGTCCAGCAGCGATAGCGAGTAACGGGTGACCTCCTTCTTGTCGCCGTTCTCCAAAAGAATGCGGAGATGGTTGTGGTCGCCCTTCTCGATGTAGAACGTGAGCGTATCATCGTTGGTCGCCGTCTTGACGATACGGTAGAGGTGATCCGTGTTGAGACCAATGACGGTGGGGGTAGAGCAGTGGTACTTCTCGAAGCGCGCGGCCTCAAGACGCATGTGGACAAGAACCGTGCGGGTATTGTCCATCGCCACCATCTTAATCCCATCCTTGTCGAACGTGAAATTCATCTCGACCAAAATACATTTGAGCGCCTCTACGAGAGTGCGAATGGCTCCTGTCTGAACAGTTTTCGCTTCCACAAGGAACTCGCTCATTTTTATTATTATAGTTCAGGGCGACTTGCTTAAATCAAACTGAACACATATCCCAGTATGTATCCACACAGGAATTCAATGATGTCCACGAACACATTGATTTCTTCTACATCTAAAAACTGGTAAAAAATGAAGAGAGGGACAATCGTCTTGATCTTGATCGCCAGAATCCCAAAGGCAATATGCCAGAACGAGTTCCATCCGTCGCTAAACAATCTGCGAGGAGAGTATGCTGAGCATGTCGTGGATTTACCTATGGCCACTCGCTTTTTTGGGGGTTCTGGGACTTCTGTTGTTGGTGGTTCTTCTGATGGCGTCGAATCTTCTGATGGGGTTGGCGGCTCTGTCTCTATACGGTCTAACTCCAAAAGATGCTCTGTTTGATTCGGTGGTAGCACGATTACGAAACGAATCTGTGGAAGAGAACCTTCGGGCAACATTTCCAATGGTGGACTGTCCGCCTGATCTTCCACCGACATGTATCTTTGTTTGGAACCCACACGGATTAATTTCGGTTTCGTCCGCCCTCTTCAATTCCCTGCGAGTATGTCGCCACCCCAATTACAAGGCAAATCACGCTGTCGCTCTTTCCATGTTTCACTACATTCCCGTCATCTCAGACATTGCTCGGTACGCTGGAATCATTTCGTCGGATTACGGAACGATCAAGAAAACCCTCCTGAAGAACGAGTCTGTGTCCGTCATGCTGGGAGGAGTAAGGGAAATGAACTTGGCCGATCCCCGCAAGATGGTTCTCTACGTCAAGAAACGCACTGGAATCTTCAAGATTGCTGCTGAAACGGGAACTCCGTTGGTTCCAGTCATCACGTACGGCGAGAATGAACTGTTTCCGCGCTCAGACAATTGGTTCGTTGAACAAATGAACGTGTGGCTACACTCCTCATTTGGACTCTCTGTTCCTGTCCCGAGTTGGACATCGCTCCTACACTGGTTTGAAGTGTCCTACCGATCACTCAAACCAATTCCTACCTATGTTGGGTCACCCATCACCGATAAAGATCCAGATTTATTAAAAGAAAAATACATTGCGGCGGTCCAGACTCTGTTTTCAAACACCTCTCCCCCCGATTATAGCTTAGACATTATTTAAGCCACAACCTCCGCCTCGTCGGCACCGCCCTTCTTCGCCTTGCCGTGGGCGACCTTGACGGGCTTGCCGTGCTTGATCGTCCAGCGGTGTCCCGTCTTCTTCTCCCACTTCTTCAGCGTCCCCTTGCTCTTGGCGGACGCCGACTTGCGCGTCGACACGATCTTGCCGTACTTGTTGTACTTCAGCCCCTTCTTGGTCAGGCCACCCTTCGTGTGGTGAGCCGTTCCGTGCATGACCTGCGCACGGGATCCAACAGCGCGGTGAGCCGAGCCTCCAAGAGTGAGTCCATCTGTAGCGTCCATGTTTATTAGTAGGGTCTACAAATTTCTATCATTCTTTGAGTTTTGCCGCGACATCGCCGTCCGACAGAATCGATTCAGAAGGAAGTTCAAGGTACAGAATACTACTGAAAAACGGCGATACCCGGTTTTCGAAGACTACACTCCTGATCTTATCGTTGCTCGCCAGCGTCGAGATCAAGCGCGATTCGAGAACGCTGCGTTCCAGTGTCGGACGAACCTGTTTCACCTGGACTTTACACGACGCACCGTCCCAGACACACAGACCTGAACAGTCTGATTGCGGGGCGCCGGTACACGAATGCCGCATCTTGCTGTAAAACGTCGGTGGGGTATCCGCCTCGCTGAACGTCAGAGTATCGTCAAACCATTTTTTAACGAGTGGTCGCAGATCCTTGATTTCCGGCGATGTCTGGGACAGGATCCGACGCAGATCCGCATAATCTTCACCCTGCATATCGTGCGTCAACTGGTACAGGAGAAACTCAAAGATCTCCGCCTCGTACGTCACCGATCGCGCAGTTTTCACGGCTTCCGGGTCGGGTTTTCCGTAGACCAGGGTGTCTTCACCTACTTCCCGACTTGTTTCGGAAATTTCAGAAGGGTCTCCGTCCAGAACTTCGTCAGTGAGAACGGGGATACGCAGTCCAGATCGAGTGACTAATTCTACGACCACATGTTTAGCATTGGCCGCATCATGGGCATACGCGTATCCTGGATGAACTTCGGCCGCTGTCTGAAGAAACGCCACCATGTCGGATTTGGAGGGGTACTCTGACTGCGCAATGTCCGAATACCCGGCGACCCGCTGGTCTAAAAAGGTAGGAATCTGGGAAGTGGGGCGAAACGGGAGAAGGATAGTTTTCGGAAGAAACAGGGCTTGGGCGCGGCCGTACGGATCCAAAACAACTTTGAGGTCAGGGATCTGGTCTTTCAGCGCCGTCTTCCCGATAAACGCAATCGCCTTATCAATTGTCGGAATATCGCGAACACACGAATTGATCCGAAATGATTCCAGGGTAGGAACCAGTGATTTCGGAAAGAGGTTCATGTATAGGTTTCCGTTAAAGACGGGGGACGCAGATGTTCGCGAGACATGGACAACAAAGTCAATACTGGACATATCTGCGGCATCCACGAGAACAAGGACAGCCTTGTTGGTCCGTCGAACCGCGCCAATGTTCATGAAACACGCCGAATGAAGTTCGTCTCCTTTCACGTATATCGTATACACCATACAATTGAGCGTGAGCGCAACATACTCCAGTTCTTCGAGCGGACTCAGAGCCTTCTCATCATACGCCTGACTAATTGACTGAACGCGGGCCGTTAATTTGTCGGCGACCGACGACACATCTGCCTTTGACCACGAACGGAAGAACGAACACCGTTTTATGACTTCGGGGGCCATTTGGGGGGAGGGAATAGGAGCAGTGAGTCCGATAATTTTCCCCAGCGTTGCGGCTGCGTGTCCCACCCCGGCGCGGAAAAACCCCGACTGTCCCGACTGAATGCGGTTCATCGCATCAATCGTCGCTTTGTAGTCCAGCGGAACCCCGAGAGCCCGACCCACGGCTTTCGGAATGTACGCAATTCGCAGTTCTTCCAGTCTCGTCTTGGTTTCGCCGAGAACGTAGTACGGTTCGGGCTCTTTTGATGCCGGTATCTCGGAGTGCGAATATGAGATCTTGGTGGTTTGGGCGGTCGTGTAGCAGCATGGGATCTGTTTGCCCGACTTTTTGGATTTGTACTTGATGTATCCCGGGTACACCGACGACGCATCTCGTTGAATGACCGGGTATTCAAGAACATCCTGGACCTTTTCCTCGGCCTTGACCGATGATCGGACTTTTCCTTCACAGATCGGGCATTTCCCATCGACTAACTGATCGGCTTTCAGAGGTATGCGGTCCACCGTACACCAGTATTCGGGACAAATCACGACGCCGTCGGGTTCCTTGACGTTCAGAACTCCGGCGGTTCCTGCTCTAGATGTACGCGGATCGTAAGCCGACAACTCCTCAGAATCAAACTTCGCGAGTTCAGAGTCTTTGAGGATAATCGGTTGACGTGGTTTGTCGCATTTGTTGTACATATCGGATTCTGAAGGAGCGTACGTCTCTGGATCAAATTCACGGAGTTGACGTAAAAAATAGTCGGCCAGTGATGTCTTCGTCCCTTTCGGTTTCACTTTCTTCGCCACCTTCTTCTCGGGTTTCGGTTCCTCCTTCTTTTCGACCGTTCCGATGCCCGCAATATCTCCTAGAAGTTCGTCTAGAAAACTATCTTCTTCAGCGGCTGCTGCGGGTGTTTCTTCGGGAATAGCCGCCGACTCGGTGTCCACGATTTCCATGCGTTTGGGACATACGTCATCCAGTTCGGGATTGTCGGGGCGCATCAGGATATCACGAAGAACCGTAATGTATCGTACGACGCGTTTCATGTCGGGCGCATGGGTGACGGCAACTTTGGTCGAGGAAAGTTTGAACGTGGGAAAGGCCGAATAATGCCGTTCGCCAATATCCGGATTGTCGGAAAGAAGTTGTTTCACGCTTTCTAAGAGCACTCCACTGTCGGGAAGCGAGAGGTCGGGAAGTTGTTCATGAACATCGTCGAGGGTGACGGCTACGCTTTCACGCAGCATCCCGAGAACTCTCATTTCGTTGTTGGACATCCCAATATCTGTGTCGTCGGTGCGGAGAAATTTGAAGACCAATTTATCCTTGTCGGTCACGTCGTAGAGAGACCGTAAACAATCAAATCGACGGAAATCGGCTTCTTTGAGTTCGGTCTCATAGTGTACGACTCCGGACATATCCTGTAATTCCCACCGGTCATCTTCGTAATCTGCCGGGTCCAGGAACGCGGTGAGACCGTCGATGGAGACTAGAAACTCTTTGGCTTTCTGCTGGAGTTCAGTATGCGTCTCCGCACCCTCTTCGCCCCGTGAACACGAAATCGTAATCTCGGTAGAATTGACGGTAATCCGGTCGTAGGTTCCACGAGCAGTTCCTCGGTAGATCAGAAGTGCGGGCTTGTTCTTGGACGGTTTCGTAGCGTTCCACCAATAGGACCACAGACGCACATCGAGAAAAGGAGTCTTCTCTTCGTTGTCGGTAAAGAATTTATGGCGAGACTGTTCCTGCCGACTGGAAAAGAATGTAATAACGGGGATATCCGGGGACACCGTAGTACCGTAAAAGATCTGCTCAAACCGATTACGAATTGCGTGTCCGAACTCCGTATTGACTAAAGGTAATTTCCAGCGGACTTGGTTAATGGAGACCTTGGTAGGATTCGGAGCTTTCAGAGACGAGAGAGCGGAGACCAGTTCAGTTTGACGGGCAATAGACGATTCGACATCGGTGGGAACTTTGGCGGGAGATGTGGGTCGTAGACGGGGGTAATAGAGTAATTCTAGTTGAGGGAGAAGAGGTGTCTGGGGAATCACGACAAACTGAACAATCTCGTTGGGGTGGAGAGTTTTGAATAAGGCCCGAACGTCAATTGTGACTTTGGCGGACGGAGGAAGGTGTTCGGGGACATCGGTATTGTTCTGGGGATAAATCCACGACCTATCTTCGGGAACACCTAAGATACGCCGCTCACGGAATGGGGCGTCTGACGTCGACTCAATCGCCATCCACCCCGATTTGTCGTACGATGTCTCGTCAAACACGAACGGAGGATCACGGGCCGCATTGTAATACTCTAAGGCCTTGCGAACAGGTTTGCCTTCAGGGGACATACGAAGAAACAGATTCTCCCATTTGCGGGAATCCTTCGCATAATAATCACCCTCAAACTGACCTTCCACATATATCCGAAGCCGATCGGGATGTACGCCAATCAGGGTTCCAATACGGTTCTGGACAGTTTCAATCGAATCGTCTGTGAAAAATTTAAAGGTTGAAGTATTGCCCGTACCGAGATTGAGAACGGTTTGGGAAACCTCCTCGGACATCAATTATTTTATGCGACCAGAATAATGTCGTCCTTTAACGTCGGTCTTGGAAGTTGGAAGAAAGGTGGTCGTGTCGCAGATTCGTCTATGCTGACTCGCAATGTGAAACTCGTTGCCGCTGAGCGGGGAGTTGCGAATGAACTATCTACATTAACGCTCGGAAATCTGGGAATTCCTTCTCAGTACCGTATTCCCTCTGCCGAGACAATCCAGACTGTCTACAAGGATACGACGCCGGCAATGATAGGAGCGTTCAATTCTGCGGCCCAGATTCGCCGACGCACCCGCCAGTAAGTTTTTGCTCTGTAAGTATAATACTAGACAATGCCCACCGTACAATCGTTTGGATCATGGAAAACTGGGGGACCTGCCGCTGATTCAGGCGATCTCACCGCTAACCGTCGTAAACGGGCAGAGTATATGGATTACCTGAATGCTCAGACCAACATCCGCACACCTGCAACTCCTTCAGCGTACGGTCCTGCTGCCTCTTGGGTCGGACCTGTCCCCTTTGGATCTACGGCCCTCGTAACGCTTATGGCGGGCGGTGGACCGATTCGTAAAACGTTCAATCTCCGTGTGGTCCTTGCGAATAGCAACAAGGAACGCAAGGCTTTTTGTAATGCGTGCAACGATGCTACAAATGCATTCACTCGCTAAATTATAGAGGCGAATCTGTGATTCTGGATTATAGAGGCGAATCTGTGATTCTGGATTATAGAGGCGAATCTGTGATTCTGGATTATAGAGGCGAATCTGTAATCGTCATACCGCAGTACTCCACTGGCGTCCTGCTGTAATTGACGGGGGTATACACTCCAATCTTTGACGCATCTTCCAGAATCCTCCGGAAATTGGCCCAGAATTCGGGCGTATGTTTACCGCTGGACAATTCAGCCGTCATTAAATGCGACATCTCGTGAAGGACCACAAACATGACCGTGTTCATATCCACAAAAGGATACGCAGGCGGATTGGTCTTGTCGCGCAGACATAGGACGATCTTTTCACCCTTGTTCTCAGAATACGACGTATCGGGCGACGTCATAGAGTTTTCCATGAGATGGTCGGCATTGAACCGTTCGACCAGCAATTTGGCCTGAGGATCCGTCTCAAACTCATCCTGCTTGTAAAACGCCACCACCTTCTCCATATTGGATTTCAGGTTCGCAAGGTGTTCAGCTGCCTGCTGTTTTCCAGGTAAGTCTTGAACAAGGTACGCTTCTCCGTCTTTCTCGGCTTTAATGGTGACTAGATTTCCAGGTCCGCCATTCGCATATAGGTATAGGAGATACCCTAACATGGCAATGACGATAACCACAACGTGTGGCGTAAACTTCATTATTCAATCACGTTAAATTACTTAAAGCATTTACTGAGGTCCCTTGGCGCCAGCACCCGACTCGCCGATCTCCAGCTCGCGGCGGTACAGGTCCGGCTCGATCGTGGAGTTCAGGAAAGGCGATACGGCCGCACGGGGGTTCGGCGGGTCCGAGCGGATGTCGAGGTTGGCGTTACGGAGGGACTGGCCGACCGTGTTAATGCCGTAGTGGTACGAGGGCGACAGCAGGTTCTGGCCCTTGAGGTCACCGAGTCCGACGGGGTTCGTGGCCGCCCACGACGCACCGAGACCGCCCTTCGGGAGCAGCTCCTCGGGCGAGAGGACAGACTGCGAGTACGTCTGCTGGCCTGTCGGGTGGCGGTCCTCCTGCGCCAGCGAGGGAGCCGCATTGCCGCCCTCAGAGTGGGCGCTCACCATCGTGGGGGCAGACGGGTTGTTCGAGAGGGGTCCCTGGGGCTCCAGTCCGCCGACCTCGAGGCCCTCGCCGAGGAACTTCGAGCCGCTGTAGGCATTCACAACAGCGACAAGGACAACAATTCCGGCAACGACGGCGCCAAGGCGAACCATGCTATTCGAGGATAGTTTCATCGCTAGTTTATATTGTTCAATAGACAAAAAGAATGGATAAAAAGGAGACTTCAGGGCGTGGCTTCTTCGACAATATCTTTCAGGACGTCCTAGAATTTTCAGCGAAGCCCGACACCCATTCATACATCGAGCACCATATTATCAAACCCCTTCTTTCACGCATTTTTCACCATCTCTACCCCTACATCATTGGAATCCTCCTTCTCTGGCTGTTGATGTTCGCTTGTCTGGCGATCATCCTTCTGCTTCTGATGCGTGGGAGCATTCTCGACAGCATCGTTATCTTTAGGAAATAGCGCACGGGTGAGATCCTCCTTATTGAGACCCCAGAACCCCCTGAGACCGCGCTCCTTCGCGATCTCCCGCAACTCGGTGATCGTCATCTTCTCGATTTTGTACTTGGCGGGCAGCTCGGGCATCCCCAGAAGCTCGACGAGCTTAGCCTTCGGAAGAATGTAGTATTGCTTAATACGGCGCCCCTTCGCCATCTTCTTGAGAGCCATCAGCGATATGGACGTGAGGTCGGTGAGCGCAGACATTTCGTAGATTAAATGTGGATTTACCATAACAGAATAGGATGGATCTGGTATCCGTTTTGGTTGTTTTCCTATCCACCCTCCTTGCTTTCGGAGCAGCCATTTATGCCTACGGTGTCGCGAATCTCGAAGAGATTAAAGATAACTGGGTTCAGTATCGTTGTAACCCCCTGTATATGCCGCTGGCCGATCTTGTGGGCTCTGATATATTCACCAATTTCACTAACTGTACACTCCAGGCAACCCATAACTATGCCGGAGTTGCGCTAGATCCGATCTACAAGAATTTCGCGATTCTCACGGATACCGTGAACATCATTATGAACTCGATGAACGATATGCGTGCCGCGATCACGGGCGCATCGAGCGGGTTCCTGACGATTATCCAAACAACGTTTGCGAAGATCCAGAACACCATGAGTACATCCGTTCAGTTATTTGGTCATGTACGCACCATCATTAGTCGTATGATGGCGACCATGGCCATTATGATGAACATTGTGAATACGGGAGTACAGACTGGCGAAAGCATCCAGAATGGTCCTATCGGAAAAGCAGCCGACTTCTTCTGTTTCCACCCCGATACCTTGATCAAACTCTCCGGGAACAAAACGTGTAAACTCTCCGAGATCACTCCGGGCACAAAATTGTATGACGGTCAACTTGTTGTGAGCACCCTCAAATTTGTAGGGGGGTGTCCGATGTTCAGTATTGGAGGTGTCCAGGTCTCTGGAAACCACAAGATTCTTCATGAGATGGACTGGATTCGGGTCGAGACACATCCCGACGCCCTGCCCACCGAACCCTGTGAGTTTGTCTACTGCTTGAATACTACCTCGCACCGTATTCTCGCGGGCGATCATATCTTCAAGGATTATGAGGAAACGAGCAACCCCGAGATCTTGCGCGAATTCTTCACGCGCGTCCAGATGGCGTACGGACCACGGGATACAACATCGGCCAAGATCCAGAACCCCGCAAGGTATACGTATACCGGAGTTCTTCCTACTACCCTCGTCAAACGAGAGTCCGGGGAGATGTCCCCTGCGATGGATATTCGCATAGGCGACCAACTTGCGCTAGGCGGACTCGTCAAGGGAGTCATTCATCATCGCGTGCGCGGACAGACAGTGTATGCTACGCGCGCACTAGCCCCAGGAACGTGGGTACTGGATGAGGACGGAGAGGGAGTTTTTCCCTCCTTGGTTGTCTCGGACAATAACGAACTACACGACTATGTCCAGTTTGTTACTGAAAAGTGCAGGTATTCTCTCGGCGATATGGTCATTCTTGACGACCATGAAGTGGATGACGACGAGATTCATACCTGGCGTGATTCTGAGGTTCAAAAAGAGATGATCTAAATATAACATAATGGACGTCCCTGCGATAGCAGCAGCGACACTCGGCCCCCTTCTCATTGTAGGGGTCATTCTATACACGTACGCACAAGCAACTCTAGACGATGTGAAAACTGACTGGGTAAAGTACCGATGTAACCCGATGTATATGCCGTTTGCGGGAGGAATACAGCCGGACGTCACCACCTACGAGAATTTCCAGTTTTGTATCTCGTCGATGTCCCAACAGATCTTTCAGTACCTCCTGGACCCTGTCTACATGCTGTTTGGAGTCATCAACGGACTCGTTGGTATGGTCGGCCATGATCTCCGCTATTTCCGCAATTTCATTAGTGGGATACAGATGTTCATTACATCCTTTACCGCCGAAACGTTTGCGAAGATTCACGATTCATTCGGAGTCATGATGTCGCTCATGTCTCGTATTCGCGATCTTATGGGGCGCATTGTAGGTTCGACCGGGTATGCCGCCGCGATTGCGATCACGTCTACGAGACTGGTAGAATCAATCGTTGGATTTATGAAGACGATCATTATAGCCATCGTGATCATTCTGTTCGCAATCTCCCTCGTTCTCGTCTTTGTTGCCCCCGGTCTTCTTGGATTTGCGATTTTTCTTGGAACGTTTGTCGGCGTGTCGTACTGTTTCCATCCGGACACTCCCATCAAATTACACAATGGGGAGACGGTTCTCCTGAAACAGGTGCGGGTAGGAGACGTTCTGAGTTCGGGGGCTCGGGTCACTGCTACAATGGTGTGTTTGGCTCAGGGCGTTCCGCTGTATACGTACGACGGAACCGTCGTCTCCGGGACCCATCTGGTTCGAGACAAAGAAGACGGAGTATGGACGTACATTGAGAAGGCGAAGGGGTCAGTCCCTTACGACGGACCTGCGCCCTACACGCTCATCTGCCTGAACACGACCGACCACCAGATCCCGATTGGAGATACCGTGTACGCCGACTACGAAGAGATCGAAGAAGACTTAGACTATGAGCCGTTAGAGCCGACCGATACCGTGTTTACGGGGGGAGGCAAAGTTCCGCTTGAGAAATGTTATCCTGGTCTCCAGACTCTCGACGGACTGATTCGAGCAGTTGTGTATCTCGAGAACGGAAAGATGCAATTATTTATGGGGAACTCGGATGGATATTTCTATATTAACGGAGGTTCACGCAAGGTACGTGATTATCCTGATTCTCACGATCCGATTGAGTTGGCGAAGATTCAGGATAGAGTCCTTGCGGAACTAAATTCGTAATATGTATACAAATGAAGGACAAGACATCAGTCGTTCTTGCCGTTGGCGCGGCCGCCTTTGTCGTTGCCCTTGCCGCACGCTACTATCTGTCTGCAGGTCGCGAAGGTTTCTGGCAGAATGAGATCGGTGCTCCCGCGTCGGGCGCTGGTGCCGGTGCCGGTGGGTATGACGGAATTGATATTTCGAACGGAAATTCCTGGTCGGCGGCGAACGCCCCTACGCCGCTCAAGGCGTACGAGGCAGCCGACGATAATCAACTGTTTGATTTCCAGAACTCGGTGTTCAAGCCGGAGTGCTGCCCGTCCAGCATCACGGCCGATACGGGATGCCTGTGTATGACGGCCACGGAGGAGAAGAAGTTGGCGTACCGTGGCGGAAACCGCGCGGAGTAAGCAAATGGTTTAGATTGATCCCCATATAACAATAAACAACTACCGATGTCGGGATCCTTTGATGTTCAGACGGTTCTCAAAGAATGCCTTGACGATATCCGCAAGGAGTTTCCGTCGCTTGCCGACACGCTGGACAAGGAGTATGCCGAAATTAATTTCAAGGCGGAGGTAGAGCGGTTCAAGATCCTGCTCCAGCCGATCTTCATGCAGGTGGTCAAGAAGGACGACAAGATCTTCGCCGAGCCGCAGATGTTTCTCCGCGGAATTGACTTTTCTGTTCTCATGAAGGATGCGACTGATAAGCAGAAGGAGACGCTCTGGACGTACACTCGCATGTTCCTGGTTTGCTCGTATCTGGGGTCGGATATCATGGAGACGGTGAAGAATCTGTGGAGCAAGATGTCCGGTCAGACGGCGACGAGCGAGGTGGACGATATTCTGAAAGATGAGTCGACGCAGTCGGGGATCCAGGACTTGCTCGAGACGCTGAAGGATACGCGCATCTTCAAGCTCGGAATGGAAGTGATGGAGACGATCAATGTGGAGTCGCTGGGTCTGGGGGAGATTGATTTCTCGGATATCGGAGGCATGCTTGAAATGGTGAAGAACCCGGAACACCCCGTCACCAAGAAGGCGATCTCGGCGGTCCAGAAACTCATTGAACAGAAGATGCGTTCGGGAAGTCTGAAGAAGGAGGATTTCATTCGTGAAATCGAGATGCTCAAAGAGAAGTTCACGCATTCGCTTGGACGTCTTTTCAAGAAGGAGTTTTTCGGAGAGGCTGCGGCCGGAGCCGGAGCCGGCGCAGGTGATCGCCCCACCCCTACTGCCGCCGATCTCATGAGCAATCACCCTGAGGCGCGTCGTGCGCGAATGTTGGCCCGTCTACAACGTAAGGTTGGTAAGAAGTAAATCTCTTTATTCCAATAATGAGCGGCCGAGAACAATTTTGGCTGACCGATCCCGCAAATTTGTTCAAGCGGTGGAGTCGTTTTGTTCCGACGAACGATATGACGGTTCCGGAGGCTCTTAATGCGGTGGTTCGCTTCACGATTTACTCGGCTCTACTGATTTCGCTGATTACCCAGAAGTCGTGGTACCTCCTCCTGATTCCTACGGTCATGGTGGTGTCTGCGATCCTGGTGCGGTTGTATCCCGAGACGCAGATTCTCAAGGAGACGTTCGGGGGACAGGGAGGTGCGGCCGCGACGCCGAAGGCCAGCAATCCGTTCATGAACGTTCTGTTCACAGACTACGTCGACGGTCCCGATCGGTCGGCCGCGCCGTCAAACATTAATCAGGGACAGGTGAAGGCCAGCATTGACGAGGCGTTCTCGAAGACGAGCGATCTGTATATGGATACGTCGGACAAGTACGGCCTCATGCAGTCGGCTCGTCAGTGGGTCACGCAGGCATCCACGACCATCCCGAACGATCTGGAAGGATACCAGAAGTTCCTCAATCAGGACAATGTATCCCGCAAGGAACTGTCGGAATCCTATGTGGTCGCCAAGGGGTCTACGAACTCTCCTAAGGGGCTGCTATAAATGTACGAATATCGTCAGGGGTCATCAGCGCACCCGTATGATGCTTGTTCTCCCCGTCTTTTGTGTGAAGGGCGTAGGTCGGAAAACCTTCTACCCCCATCATCACATCGTCCGGAACCGCTTCCTGCTCCACTTCAAGTACCTTGATATCGGGAGGGGAACCGTTACAGAAAGCCTTCCACGGCTTCTCGGACATCTGACATGCCCCGCACGTCTTGCTGTAAATCCTCACAATCATAGGAACGTCCTGAGACATTTCCTCCAGGACTTTGGCCTTGTCGGAGGGTTTCGTGTATGATTTAGGCTTGGGCATTATAAAGTATCACGAAATTATAATAGTTTACGATGTCGTTATGTATATCGAATCTCTATCCCGTCAGCAAGGATATGTGGATTGGTCAGGATACAACGGGTATCGCTCATCAATTCAAAGGTCTTGATCAGTATCGCGAGTATGTAACAAAGTTGACGGCGGCAGGAACGGTGTGCCCCGAAGCGTCGCTGCCGTCTGCCCCGGCCATTATTCCGCAGGAACGGACGCCGTTCACAGGTTTCCTTGAATTCAAGCCAACGGATGTCCAGCAGCAGGCGAAGTATTCGGCCATGTCTCCTTGGTGGGTAGGAAGCGAGACGACGGATACTGCCTTTGGACAGGGGCTCAGTAAATCTCTTTCCCGATAGGCACGCCCTTCGGATTCAGGGGTGCCGGAAGATCCCCCGACTGCTGCGACGGATACGCGTCGGGGACTTTGCCGTAGTCTCCGCCGTTAGGTCCTACCGGATCATACCCACCCATCTTTTTCGGCAGACGCTTGTGTTTCATCGTCCGCCGACGAAGAAGCGACCTACGCCCAGCTTTCGTGTTCTTACGACGACGTCCAGCCTTCGTCTTTTTCACCATCTATTATAATAGTAGAATGAAAGAATTGATGATCCGCGATGAAGTCCTCTTTTGGGGAGCCGCTGTTCTCCTCGTCTTCTTCGCGTTCGTGATGATGCCCGCCCACGAACGGTTCAGGGATGCGCAGGGACGCGAAGTGGATGTCTCTCCTAACGCCCCGCCGAAACCCGAATGGCTCAAACCTATCAATGAACGCACGGGAAAGCGAGAGGGATTCTGGGGATTATTCTCCTCCTTTTTCACACCGACACGTGAGAAGATGACGGGTGGGACATCATCCGCGTGTCCAACAAATGGAGAAGGAATGACAATTGTCAATCCTACTACAAATGAAAGTAAACGTTATTACACTGAATCTGAATGTTTAGGAATGGCGGGGGTGTCAGGTTGGAGTTCGGAGGCTCAAGGTGATCTAGCATCTCTTTCTATGGAAAAGTACTGTGGACTAGGTACGTGCTATTCAAGAACTGGAAATATAGGTTTAGGTGAAAAAATCTTTCAAAAGTGTAATTTAACGTCTGCACCATCCGCACTTGCTGCAGAGGCAGGGGCTGGCTGCATAACGCATGATCAGAAGCTTAATACTCGTTTCTCTCAACCCCCTCTCTCAGGTATTACCGCCCAGCAGTCGACCACTCCTCCGCAGTTTAATACCGACTCAACACTGGGATCTACGAGTGGAACTTCGGGCATGGAGAGGACCGTGACGCAGGGAGATCTGCGGGAGGCACAGGTACGGTTTATTCAGACCCTGATTGGAAACGAGCCCGATCAGGCGACCAAATTAGCATTATCCCAAGGTCTATCAACTCTTCAGCAGGTTGTGAAAGGCGCCCCTGTCTCGCTCACCAACGTCCCGCTCGGAACGGCGGATAAACAGATTTATACCGCACTCACGAATGTCCCCGGGACGTATAGGTACTCGCAGTTTGCTTTTGCTTTCCAGGCCGCGGGAGGAACAAACCCATCTCCCGAAAACATTGTGAACATGCTCCAGAACATCCCGAGCAACTTTAATCCGTCGACTGCCCCCCGTTCCACCGTCTCGAACGTATCCCAGATGTCGCAGTCCAGTGCTTTAACACCTCCGGATCTGTACGGCCCCGGTCCCAACGTACTCCGCTCGGCACTCCAAAGTTGTACGTGCGCCTCGCAAACATCCGGATGCCCGACGCATGGCTGATGATATTTTGATAGTTCCTAGTAGATAATGAGAGGATACACGATCCTATTGTGGGGGCTCCTGGCTCTCTTCGCCCTTTACCTGGTATTTATCACCCTAGGAGGGCGAGAATACTTCGATGCTTCCACGAAACCAAAGAACGCATCGCTGTGGCAGGATACGACGGGAGCCTGGACAGCCTACTGGGAACCTCCGGATACGGACAATACCTACGCCTTCAATCTCTTTATGTCTGACGGAACATCATACTCGATTGGTCCGGCGACAAAACCGTACCAGACCTACTTACTCGGCCAGCGCGATCCTGCCGGGTTCGTGGGAAGTGTAGGACTCACTGATGTCGCTACGAACAATACGAGCGGCCACGTGATGATGAAGAATATTTCGTCCGCCGCCGGTCAGGCTCTAATCTCAAGTGCGTCCGGAACTCCGCCCACGGCTACTGCTATGGCCACATCTACTCCTACCTCTACCGCTGCCGCACCTGCTGCCGCACCTGCTGCTCCGCAATCCAACTCGACTCAGGCAGTCACCACAGTTATGCCCAACTTCTCGGGGAGCAAGGTATCGTCGGTGGGTCCGTCGGCACTGATCTCGGGAATCGCGGGTCTTCTCCTGAACCCTGACGCAACCACGATTGTGACGACAGGTCAGATTCCTCTGGGCGATGTAGGCCAGGACAGCCAGATTTATGAGTACAATAACGGATACGCGGCCTTTGCGGCCAGCGCGAACCTGTTTGGCGATTCGATCAACAACATTAAGACCGATATGCAGTCCACCGGCAACGAGTACAACGTGAGCGTCATTTCGGACAACGGTATTCACTATACGTTCCCGCTTGACCAGATTACCAGTGTAACCTCGTCCACGAACGGCAAGACGGTCGCGTACAACCTTCTGAACACCTCGCATCCGAAGGGCAACAATATGTTCACCGGAAACGGAGCCAGGACGATCGGTATTGAGATTACGCTGGTAGGCCCGTCTGGATCGTCAGGTGCCTCCGCAGTCACGACAACGACAACGCCGCTCACCTCGTCAATCTCTACCCCGAATCCCCTTGCCGCGGGTGTCGGGTCAACGCTGAATGCTCCGTCCAATGCGCCGACGTACGGACCTGCTGGTATTGGAGGATGCTCGGGGCCTAATGGAACTATTCCGCCCTTTGCCCCCAACACTTCTTCGACGCAGGCGGGAACAGGATGCGCCTCCAATACTGTCCCGAAGAGTTCGCTGGTTCCGTGTTCGTGTGCGACAACGGGATCGGCGAGTTGCTCGACGCATCAGGGATCAACGTGTGGATCAACGGTCCCAGGCCAGCCTGGATCAAGTTGCTCAGATCCCGCAGACACGATTTCGTCGCTCACCAAAGCTCAGCGCCAGTGGGATCTGATGAAACCGTTTAATCAGTCTATGGGAGACGTCCAGGGGTACTTAAATTCGTTTAGTGCTTTTGGGTGATAGTATATAATGTTCGGGCTTAACAACCATCGTGGAAGTTGCTGGGTAAACGCCGCACTTCAAGGATTGTTCTCATGCCCCCCGTTGGTGGACAGATACTCCGAACGAACAAATATTGATAAGGAAAACCCGATTGATGTATGTCTTGAATCCATTTATCGCAATAAAGGCGAGACGGGTCTTCGAGAATTTTTCGACGTCATCAAAACGTCTTACCTTCCTGCCGGCGAGAATATCGGGGACAGCCATGAACTCATCGTTCATTTGTGCGACAAACTTCCGTGGCTGGACGCAGAGTTGCGGTTTAGTACTGGCGACCGGATTGAGTGTACCCACTGTAGCGATACGCAGTTGAAGACAACAACAATCATTGACCTTAATCTCATGCCGTCAAAGCCCGGGATCACGCTTCTTGATGCGATTCAGGAATACGTGACTCCGCACGCTGTCCCAGAATGGAAATGCGAGAAGTGCGGAGAGATGGGATGTACGAAACAGGTTCTGTTTGGAACGTTTCCGAAAGTCATGATGATCTGGTCTATGACCCCTATAGATTACTCGAGCCTTCTAGTTCTGAACGGACACAAGTACTTTCTCTTTACGGTGATCTGCTTTAACGGCGGACATTGGTTCACGTACGCTCGTAAACTGCCTCCGGGACACGCGTGGTATATTCTCGACGATACCTCGGTACAGGAAATGGATTCCAAGAAGTTCCCGGTAGATCGTACGATGAGAGTCCTGCTTTATTTCCTGTATGAAAACTAATAATGAGCTCCGTGCCTCCCCCGCCACCGCCACCTGATGTGCCGAATAGCACATCTGTGATGAATATGAAAGTTGGCGATATCGTGAAGGTCATTACGAACGCGCTACAACAGGCCTCCAAATCTGTCCAGTCCACTGCTCAGGCGGAACCGGATCCGACAGCCAAGGCAGCCCTCAGCGGCATAGCAAATACCCTGAATTCGCCTACTTCCTCCACCTCAATGTATTCTCACTCTCCTTCTCCTCCTCCTCCGACGACAATTACGATTTCACAGGGTGGATCGTCGACGTCCACATCGATCCCGATGCCGTCTACATCATTCATGACCCCTCAGTCTTCATCGTCTCCTGCGGCTCCTGCGGCTCCTACGGCTCCTGCGGCCCCTGCGGCCCCTGCGGCTCCGGTATCTCCACCTCTTCGGCACACCAAACATCCCCTCTTTCCTACAGTTCTTACGATCGGAATCGTCGTGGTACTGGGAATCATCGCCATCTCACTTGCGCTCGCCGACACGTTCGCCTTCCTCGCCTTCGTACTCCTCACCGCCTTCATTGGGTTCATTCTGTACTCCTACGGATTCGTACACATCGTCAGTACGGACACTGAACTCGATGTAACTTACGATCTGAACCCGTTCGAGCCGCCGCTCCCGGCAACCACCACGATCCCGGTCGCCCCTATCCCCCTGACGGAAGTGTTCTACGTGGCGGACAATACGTTCACGTATGCTCAGGCCCCCGCAGTGTGTAAGGCGTACGGCGCGACGTTGGCGTCGTACTCGCAGGTTGAAGATGCGTACCGCCAGGGCGCAGAGTGGTGTGGATACGGATGGTCCGAGGGTGGAATTGCTCTCTTCCCAACCCAGCAGGCGACCTGGGATAAACTCCAGAAGGAGCAGGATTCGCAGGCACGTATTAAGTGCGGACGTCCAGGCGTGAACGGCGGATACTTTGATCCGGGAACCCAGTTTGGCGTGAACTGTTACGGAACGCGTCCGGCCAAGAAGGCGTCGGATGTGGCTCCTCCCACCGTTGCCGCAGACGGAATGGATCGTCTCGTTGCCCAGTTCCAGCAGAATCTCGCGAAGTATGTCGTGTCCCCGTTCAATCAGAAGGTATGGTCCGAGGTGGCCGGAAACCCCCAGGATATCCAGCTGTCGCATACCCCGACTTCTTCGGCCAACCTGGTCCCAGGCGCAACTCAGCCAACGACATCGTCGACTACCTCGCCGACGACATCAACGCCCACCGCAACTATCTTATCCGCAACGCAGACGATGCCGATGCCGCCGATTGCTCCCCCCGTAAACGTCAACGCAGCCCTTGCTGAACTTGGAAGTGCGCCCATGGGTATGCTGAATGACGCATACAACAATGTCTCCGAATTTGTTCACGAGGTAGTATAATAACAATGGCTACCCAGGTACATGAAGACGCGAATATCTACCAGTCGCGCTGGATGTTTCAGACGCCCGTCAATGCTCAGGACGCCCCGCCCCGGACTCCTTTTGTTGGCTCGTTCAATGTCCCGCTCGCGAAGGAGCGACTCCAGCCGAACAATTTCCAGTGGCTTGTCTACCGCCCCCAGGAACATTCCATCCCTCCCTTTGAGTATTTCAAGAACACGCGCGCGCCTTCGCGGACCATGGGGTCCCGAAATTAAACCAACTGATACATAATGATTGAGGTCGCACTTTTTACAGGTGTTGGTTTGCTAGGATACATCCTTGCGACCCAATACAATGATGAGTCGAAGAACCGGCCGCAGGGACGCGAAGGGTTCGAGGATGCGGTGAGTCCTCCGAAGTCGGCGATTACGCAGAACGATAGCGTCGCCTATTCTCAGGAGCAGGGACATAATAACATGGTGCCCTTTTTCGGCGCGAAGGTGACCCAGAATATGCGCACGGGCGCCACCAACTCGATTCTGGATACGTTCGCGGGAACCGGGAATGAGTATTTCCAGAAGCGCGAGGTGTCGTCCTTCTACGACGTGGTCCCGGGCCAGGGACTCGTGTTCGGAAACGCCAACGAGTCGGATTTCATGCAGTCGCGCATGGTAGCCGGAACGGGTATGAAGAACGTGTTCCCGATCGAGCAGACCCGTGTTGCCCCGGGTGTGAACGACGGATACAACAATCTCGGTTCAGGTGGGTACCAGCAGTTCAATGCGACCCAGGAGTTCGCCAAACCCCGTACCACCGACGAGATTCGTACGGCCAACAAGCCCAAGTTATCGTATGATTCCCCCGTCATTCCAGGCTCGCATTTCGTTACCCAGCCTGGTCTACAGGCTCCGGTCATGAAGAACCGCCCCGATACGTTCCAGGTGCTCACGGACAAGGATACGGGCGAGTTGATGTACCTCAACACCACGACGGGTGCACAGGTCGCCCCGGCCTCGTTCCCTGAACAGATGCAGAAGGAGCAGCAGCGCGAGACCACCAGTACCGAGTACTACGGAACGGGCGGCGCGTCGTTCACGTTTGCGAACTATATCCGCGAGTTCACGGAGCCGTTCGAGCAGTTCATGAAACTCACAGTTGGTGAGTGGGCGGGTCCTGGTGGCGGTCAGGGTGCGGCCAGCGAAGGATCGTACCTCGTTGATCAGTATCTCCAGGCGTACACGAACCCTGGTCGCGAGGCGTCGGCGATGACCAATTACACGCCAGGGGGATACACGGCAATTCATTCAGGTGAGGCGCAGGTGGGTGCGGTCAAGGTCAATAAGGACGAGGATATGATGATCAATACTCGCGAGGCGGTGGATCCTACCAATATAGTCTCTCTCCCGTCGTCGACACAGCAGCAGGGCGCGTACCGCTTCAACGAGCCCCTGCCGCAGGATCAGCAGATCAAGAACATGGATTCTTCAATTCTTGACGCCTTCCGTTCAAATCCGTATACGCAGAGCCTCACAAGTATCGCATAAGAGCAAGGAGGGACATGGAGGACACTCTTCAAAGTATTCTCTATGGCCAATTGGAAGTGGAGATCAAACAACCTAGTCTTCACGACCAGTACGAGATTTTGCGGGCGGTGGTAGCGAACCCGTCTGCTCGCCACCGATTGAAAGTACGGGAAGGAGACCTCCATCCGTGGGTGGCGATGCTGTTGGAACAAATCCGCTGTAATGATCGTCCGCTGCCTTCTTGAGAAATTCATACTGTCCACGCTGTTCCGATCTCGGAGGAAGAGTTGGTATCTTCTTCGCGATCGCAACATACGCCTGATTGAGAGTCCCCTTTTCCGCCGTGACCATCATAACATCTTGGAGATTTGCCCGACCGGTGGTGTACGCGTCAATGCGTTCTTTGAGACTCCGCGTTTTCAGTTCGTCGGACGTTAAAATGTTTACCGTATTCATCGTTGACTTATTTTTGAGAGCGTCTTCAGGGTTCACAGGATTCACCGGAAAGAATTGGTGGGCAGCATAGGATGCTCCGAAACAGCATACGGCCGATCCGGCGGTTAAAGCGGCAATCATTATGTATATGCTTCCAACAATTATGCGTCTTGTAGACGACGGAACACTCATGCGTGTTCAGAACAATCTCATTCAATCCAAGACTATTCAAAATCTACACGGATCTTGGTGGTTTAACGCCCTGATGTTTGTTCTAATGATTGCGGTCTTCCTGTACTTCCTGATGAACCAGTATACCTCCACAAAGTATGTGATCGAAGCCGAGGCGACCAAAAAGGATATCCCCTTCCAGCCCAATACGTTCAACAACGCCGTGCGAAATCATATTGAATTGTAATAAGAAGAATAAGGATGCCCGCCCCCGAATCGCGCCGCACATCCCTACTCAAATTAAAGATGGATATGGTCTATCGCGGAATCACGACTGCGAATGCCGAGGAACGTTTCAACCAAAACGTATTGCCGAAGGTCCCAGGACCGGAGACAGCATCTGTACCTCCTGCGGCTCCTACCACCCAAAAATGAACATCTTCTTCCTTCACTGGACTCCCCGCAAATGCGCAAAATATCACTGCGACAAACACGTCGTCAAAATGATCCTTGAATCATGTCAACTTCTGTATACAAGTCACTGGTCCCAAACGGAACCGCCGACATTGATACACACTGCTCCGGGTGGAGGATACAAACCCACTCATCGCAAGCATCCGTGCGCGCTCTGGCTCTTGGAATCGGTGGATAATTACCGCTGGCTTATTCAACTCACCCAAGAACTGATCGACGAGTATCATTACCGATACAGTGATCGAGAGCATGCGTGCGAGAAACATCTCGATTGGTTGAGGACCGTAGAACCGTCTGGTCTTCCGCGCGCAGGATTTACCCCACCTCGGTGCGCAATGCCCCCCGAATACAAGATTTCAGACGATGCGACCACGAATTACCGAGCGTACTATCGTGGCGCCAAGAAACACTTGCTTCAGTATCGTAAGAGACACGCTCCTCATTTCCTGTGAAGTAGTATAATAATAAGACGAAGAATGGCGGAGGACGTTTTTGGATACATTGAACTCACGGACGCCGATGCCGTTCCTAAATCCGCCCTCGTACATTCATTTGAACTCCGTAAGCAGGGGGAAGATCTGGTTCCGTATATGCAGTTGATGGGCGAAGAGCCGTCGAGTCCGCATATTGAGACTCTAAAGACGAAACAGGAAAAACGCCGGGCTGAGCGTCGTGTGCTTACGAAAGGAAAGAACGCGGTTGAGGCCGATACGCCCGTCATCGCCGAAGTTCCGACTTCAATGGAGATTCCGCTCTACCATTTTGCGTCGGACATTGAGACGTTTCTGGACAATCCGAATGTCGTCAAGGCTGCCGATGTTTTACCGAAAGAAAGTCCTCTTTTGCGTCCTCGGGCGTTATCGGACGCCGACGGAGCAGTTGAATTTGCCCTGAAATCGGAGACGCCCGGCCTGACTTTTTCGCGTGCGAGGGCGGGATTCACCGACTTTTTCGTTGGACCTGTCGGCGATCGCGATCACCGCGTGGCTCTTCACGGATTCCTGACCCGTCCTCTCCCGATCTTCATTAAAGGACGCGGAACAGTTATTCTTCAGCCGGGGTTTGAGATGGTGGCTGTACTGAAAGGCCGCATTGTTCCCGGGGTATCTCCGAAAGGCAAGAAGGTTGCTACCCGGATTCCCAAAGAACTGCCTGCACAGACAAAGTTTGGATCTCCTGCTCCGATTCCCGGGTACTTTGAACCTCAGGATCCTAAGAGTCTCGGATGCGGCCGCCATGCTCTGAACAATCTGCTGGGCGGCTCGTATTTCGTAAAAGACGACGAGCAGGAGATTACGGAGAGCAATATTGAATCGCTGGAAATTCCCGTGAGCATGATGTCGATGTGTAAATATTTGGTGACCAAGAAACAGGTGCTCGGATCAAATCCCTGTCCCACAAACGAGAATTACGAAGATTCGGTGATGATGGGTGCCCTGCGCGTTCTCGGATATTCCGCGACTCCGCTCATTCTTGAAGAGATTCAGGATACCTCGGTTGGATTCATCGCGAACACGGGAGATCATTGGGTGGCTCTACGTCGGAACGGCGATACGTATGACCTTATTGATTCCCTGAAGGAGGAGAAGGAGGAGGCGACGGAAACGCTTGCACAGATTCGGGAGAAGGCACAGAAGGGAGAGTATCCGTCAATCATCAAGGTCGAGTTCAAAGGATCGTTCATCAACCCTGTTCCTGAAGAAGCCCCAGTAGCAACGGCAACCGATGTCGTAGAATCTGTGATGGAAAGTTTGGTGGGTCCGTCTACACCCGCATCTACGCTGCTCCCCGCCAATGCCGATCTCACGCCTGAAGAAAACGAGATTGGGCAGCAGGCGCGCACCGATTCTGCCGTGGTTGCGCACAAGGTTGCCCAGGGTATTCCTGGCGGTCCAGTACCAGTCCCTACACCCGTTCAAGAAACCGAAGAGGGGGAAGACGAAGACGCTTTGTTCGGTCAGCAGGCGCGTACCGACTCGGCCGCGGAAGCCCGCAAAGCCGCTCGAGGATTCTCATCCGTAACTATTCCCACCAAATCATCGACGTCGTCGGCCTCGGCATCGGCCTCCGTAAGTACGCCGAAATCAAAAGAGGAGACCCCTAAATGCCTGAAGGTTCAGGGAACGGTAGACGAACATTTCAATGAGAATATTCACACGGCGATCCGTGAGTTTATTCGCACGACAAAACCTGGACTTCTCAATGCCGAGAACGAACAGAAAGCCCTTCAGCACCAGCCCCTGAATAGTTACTTACAGGAAATCCAGTCGGAGAAGAGCGGGAAGGCGTACACCCTCCTTCTTCCTACGCGCGAAGGTTCGCGGACCCAGACGAACCGCAGTGTCGAGGCATACTTTACGGGCTGGACCGTTCCTGCCGACTGCACGATGGGCGGAGATATCGTGAAGATTAGTGTAAACCCCGATACTGGCTACGCGATCGTTAACCCAACTGTGGGTGGAGGAGCGGTTACCGAGTGGACGTATTTCAAGTTCGAACTGGCGTATGCGTGAACAGAATATAGCCAGTCGCGTACAGCCATCCAATGATCTTGAACCAGGACACATACTGCGGCATTTCTAGGAGGACAAGCGTACTCGCGGTGGTTGCGACCATGTAGAGCGCGTCTACGGCCAGAACCCACTCGGCTCCCTTCATCGTGGAATATGAGAACATCAAGTCAATGATCGAATTACGGCCTGGAGGAATCATGGGAACCACTACCTGACTGAAAAAGAGATCATGGGTCATCTGAATGGCCACGACAATCACTAAGAACGCCACCAGATTGAACGGTCCGCCAATCGCGGACGCTACAATTTGGGCTAGAATCATGCCGATCACAATGGACAGGACGTCGAGGATGTAGGCAACCAAACCAAACTCATCGTACCATGTATTGATGGGTCCATCGGGTTCGGCCGTGTACCGCCATACAAAGAGCCCCGCAGTATCCACTGCGATCGCTGATGCGACAATCGCCAGAAGTACGCGCGCATCCCAAAATTTACGGATATCTTTCATTGTGTACTACAAATAGAAGAAGGTTGAGTGATGCCGTATCACACTATAGATTGGAAGATGTTTACTATACTGAAGTATCTAAGGAGAAATGCCCGTTGGAGGGCGTATAGAGGCGGAAGTTATGATACGGCAATTGAACGGTCTGGTTACAAAATCGAACTGGAAGAAGAGGGAGATAAATATAAACGTGTTCTTCTCTGGAGTCCTACTCAGCCGTGTTTTGTAGCAGATCTGGATATGTCGGATAAGGTCGCAGTCCTCCTTCGTCTTGAGTATTCTTCATCCTGTTCGGAAGACGGGACAAAAAAGATGATAAACTTCATGTTCTCGTTCTTAAAGGAACTGGGGGCTACAAAGGTTCAGTTACAGGATGAATCTACGATTATGTGTAATGGAAAGGAGGTGAGTCTCATGTGGTTTTCGTTTATGAAATACGGACAGACATGGTATGAACGAAATTTTGGGATTCATCCTACCGAGCGACACCTACAAAAATATGAGACAGTGAAAGACAACTGGAGGCGAAGCAATTATGGCCCTTTACCCTGCGAGGCCTTTACCGATGACTTTGTAGACAAATTAGCCAAGGAACTCGACTTCACCTTCTACCGAAATATAGTTTGGGAAAAGGATCTGTAAGTATATAATATGTTCGTTGTTCTGGTGGGCGGATACGTGAACCAACGCGATCGATTCTTCGAAGAGATGGACGCGAACGATCAACACGTTGTGTGGATTAACGACAGGCGGCAATTCTACTACATTGCCGATCTCTTCGTGAATTTCGGGGAAGGCGCAAATATTCCGATGGGCAAGAAGTCGATTACGTGGTCTGGAAATAATCAGGAAACCATCGCCCTTGTCTATAAAACTCTCGGTCTAGAATAATGTTTGATATCCTCTGGATCTTCGGTGGGTTTCTTGTCGGAATGATCGTGACCACTATCTTTGTTCCGCCGCAGACGTCCAAGAAACTAGTCCCCGATATCAAGAAACCCGATATGGTTCTGCGCAATCCCAAGGTCGAGAACGGATGTTTCCGCGCCGCCGCGTACGAGGTTCAGTGCACCGACGGCATTGATTTTCTAAACCAGTAATGTAATAGAAATGGAGATCAGCAAAGTCCTGAAAAAACCCGAAGCAAACTACTTCTTCTCGTTTGTGATTGGGATAGGTATCGCGGTCCTGATGTTTCATCGCCCCCAGACAGAGATTGATGTGTGCGCTCTACCTATGGACGAACTGAAAAAGATGGTCACACGAGTGGATGGAAAGTGCTATCGGTATAAAGTGGAGGATGCGTCGTGTCCCGACGCGAGACTTTCACTCTAGATACTATAAACGAATGGACGCCACCCCTCTTGACCAGCTGATGCCCCCGGGAGGTTCGCAGCAGCCCGCGATGTCCCTGCCGTCTTCGACAACGTACCCGCAGATGATCACCCCTGGAACATCTGCCGCTATCTATACTCCGCCGCCGCCGTCCCAGGTAGGTGGGATACACCCTTATGCCGCCAAGACGGTTCTTAAGAGCATTATGACGTATGTCTCGGTGTTTTGCGCGGTGTTTATCGTTTCGCTCACCCAGGTACAGTCCCTGGTTCTTCGCTACATCCCGAACACCTACGCCGGTTCGGGTGTTGTCTCGCTCACGGGCGCGGCCGTTCTTGGCGGTCTAGGAGTTGTTCTGGTTTATATTCTTCAGACCCTTCTCCAGCCCCTCGTTTAGGCATAAAACGGATAAATTGTCGAAAAATACAGTCTGTCTCATACTCAAACATACATGGACATTCGTCAAGGAGACTGCCTTGATCTTCTGAAAACTCTCTCTCCACAGAGTATTCAGACGATTTATTTAGACCCACCCTTTAACAGCGATCGAACGTATACGTTGAGCGCGGCCGGCGGACCAGGATTCGAAGATCATTGGACCGATGAAACGTATCGCGAATTCGTCAAGACTGTGATTGATTTGTGTGTACCCCTTCTGAAACCCAACGGATCTCTCTTCTTCCACATTTCCTCTGAACAGATGTTTATCCCCGAAAGCATTCTGCGAGCGGCCTTCAGTATCGTGAAACCTATTGTCTGGAAACGGTGTAGATCAAAAAACAATATCAAGAACAATCTTGGATCTTCGATTGATATGATCTTCTGGTGTACCCAGACTCCGAAACGTAAATTTCATATGGTCTACCAACCTCTTGATTCTCATTACCTGAACAATTCATTCAAGAATTCCGATGCGCGCGGCCACTATTCGTTGGGACATCTAGTGTGCGACAAAACACGTACCGGGTACGACTACGAATTCACGATCGAAGGAAAGATGTTTCATCCGTCCAAAGGATGGCGCATCTCGAAAGAAGAGATGGAAAAACTTCAGGGAGAAAACCGCTTGTATGTTCCCAAAGGGAAAAAGGCGAACCTGTACAAGAAACTGTACAAGGACGAAAGCCCAGGAAAACCCTGTCTCGATATCTGGGACGATATCTTCTCGATCGCCCAAGGATCCGAGATTCGTCATTATCCAACCGCCAAACCTCTCAAACTACTTGAGCGGATCGTAGATATGACCACCGATGAAGGGGATACGGTCCTGGACCCAATGGCCGGATCGGGAACTATGGGAGAGGCATGTAAACTGAAAAATAGACTGGCGGTTTTATTTGATCGGAATCCAGAGGCGATTGCGATTATCAGAGAACGACTGATTTCACCCGAGACAGTAGGGACTTGACCGCATCCTGCTGGAGTTTGAGCGTGTGAATACTCGACTTATTTTTTGACGTGGGAAGACCGAGGAAGGCGCCAATACCGTTATTGAGGACGAGACGAATACGGAGAGTCGTGCTGGCCCCCACTCCCGCCCGCCGGCGCCAGATAGTGGCCGAAGTCCGTGCGCGAGGAGTGGACTTCAGGAAGAACTCGTCGTCCTCGCGTACCTGGAAGGCGTCAATCTCGGAGTGCTCGAAGACAATGAGACGCCGGGTCTCCAGATCGTTCACGCACATCCACCGAGGTGAACGGCGAGTACACGTCTCGAGAAGTGTCTTGATGTGAGAAGACTTCAGTTCCGTCAGAGTGTTCGCGAGGCAGTGTGTGACCTGCTTGCGCGTTTCTGTCTCTGAAAGACCGGCTGTACGAAGACCGGCTAGGGTAGTCTTGAGATCGAAGTCGTCGAGGAAGTCCGAGACGCGTGACGTGTTTATGTAGTCGTACGTGCCGCTCTTGTGTCTCTTGAGCGATATGCCGTCGGAAACAGTCTTGTCCGGGCTGTGGACGATGTCGATGTCGGAGACCGCGTGTGTGCCTCCGCGGTGGATGAACTGGATATTGGTGCCGTAGATAGATGTGAAGAAGGGAGGAGGAGAGGTGGTCCAGAGTGCTGCGATGTCTGCTTCGTTTCTGATGCCCGCATGATGATTGCGTCCGTCGGTAGGAAATCCTGATTTCTGTCGAGTCATCATTGTTGCCCTTCACTCTTCTAGAGCCGCCTCAATCCGTTTTTGCTCATACGAAAAATCGGATAGGTAAACGTTCCTGTGGTATAATAACATGTCTGAGGTCGAGGCAATTATTGCCCCTTATCGAACACGGTCTCGCGGACCCATATACGATCCAATCGCAGTTGTGTTTGATCGCATTCTTCTTGGTCCCGGAACACACATGACCCCTCGGTTCATGAGGATATATTCAGTGACGAACATCGTCAATTGTGCCGACGAGACTGCGTGTCCATTCTGGGCCCGCCGACATCTAGGTCCTCGGTACACGTGTATGGGTGCCGAAGATACTGAACAGACTGAAATCATTCGTGATTTCTATCCGAGATTTGAAGAGACTATGGACATCTATCTTCGAGACCCTGCTTGCCGAAATGTCTATGTTCATTGTCACGCAGGAATGAATCGGTCGGCCACTCTGGCCATCGCTTACGTCCATCGACGTTTCGGAATCCCGATGATGAAACTGATTGAATCGGTGGCCCGTCAGCGTCCGTGTATCCTTACGAATTCCGCCTTCCGGCGTCAACTGCTAGAATTTGCGTCTCATCCGAAAACATAAGAAGAGGAGGTAAGCATGTGGGCAAACGTTCAAAGCTCTGTCCTACACGCGAACGATAATCCTATTGGAGCCATGAATGCGGGAATGGATGTGGTTCTGGGTCCGTCCTTCGATTACCTCCAAACGATCCAGTCCCCTGCCCAGAAAGGTGTGTCGTCTGACGGATCGTTTGACCAGGTGTCCACCAACATTGGGGCAGTGCGTGGGTACGTCGGAAACCTTATTGAAGGCCCAAAAGTTGGAAGCCAGTTTTTTCGGGATACGGGAGGATACTGTAAGGCGCCCGGGGGAAAGGTTGTGAAACGGTCGACGTACGTCAACAATTACATGGGTGGAGATGATGCCGCGGGAGTTCTAGGAGTCAGTTTCCAGCGGGCGGTTGAAGGGTCGGGTATGGACGGACTAATTCCTGGGATGGGCGGCGATCTGGCGTCGATGAATCCCCTGAAGATTATGAACGGACTGGTGGCCGACGGCATTCCTCCCTGTAAGGCGTATACATGTCCCGTAGTCGATACGAATGGCGGAATCAATACGTCCGACACCCAGTTCTTGACGCCGTCGCTTGAACTGAATATGGGTCTTCCTCCTCCCGGGGCCGGATGCCGCGTTGCCTCAAATCAGGCGAAGTTCGAAGGACCCGCGGCTAAACTTGTTGAGAGTGAAACCGCCACAGAAAAGTTTGCCGATTATCGTTCCGACACGTATCGTATCAACCACGATGTTGTCTACCAACCTGATACCCTTTCGTTCACCCTGTGGGGAGTTGCGCTCGCGTGCGTTCTTGCCTACATCGTCATGAAATAATGGCTTACAGGTGGTCGTCCCAGAGTGATAATAGAACCGTCGTATGTCTTCAGATGTATTCAAGGTGAAAAAGTCTCGCGAAGGAGGTGGAGGAAAGAATCGTGACCAAATCGGGACCTTAGATTCCCTTCATGAGCGTCATATTGAAGATCTACACACCCGCACATCCACGGAGGCAATCGCAGTACTCGATGAGAAAATCATCAAAGTCAAGGTTGATTTGTCGGGAGTGTTTGACCCGTTCGAGTTTTCGGACGTTATGCGATCGACTCGCCTTCAGAAAGAGTTGATTCTTCTGGAAGACGAGAAGTTGCGGGCAGTTGAGAAGTACGATATTCAGAAATATTACCTGGATAGCGGTGATATCATGCTGGATTACTATGCGCCTCTTCAGAAGAAGACCGTATCGAAAATTGATATGGGCGCAACTGCTCAGGGAACATTCGATAAACTTTTTTCAATTACTGAAACCGCAGTGGGTCCATCGAAGAAGAAGATGTTTGACGAGTATATGTCCCGTCGCGGTCTATCCAACGGTCTGAACATTGCCGAGAATGCCGACAATATCAAGAAGATGTCTGAGCATTGTGCACCATGCAACATTCCGCGCGAAGAAATTACGTCCGAAGGTATTCTCGTCTGTCCCAAGTGTGGTTCAGAAGAGTATGCCCTCGTTGTCTCCGACTTCCCGAGTTTCCGTGATCCGCCGAAGGAGCGCAATAATTATGCGTACAAGAAACAGAATCACCTCAACGAGATTCTGAACCAGTTTCAGGCGAAGGAAAGCACGGAGATTCCCGACGATGTGATGAATGAAGTGATTTGTGAAATCAGGAAGCGGCGCATTGAGAATATCGCGCTCTTGACCGAACAGAATATCCGCGAAATCCTCAAGAAGCTGGGACGCAATCGGTACTATGAGCATGCGGCACATATCCTGTCGCGCCTGAACGGTAATCCTCCTCCGACGATTACGCCCGAGATCGAGGACAAGATTCGGGCCATGTTTCAGGAAGTCCAAGCTCCCTACCTTCTATACTGTCCCGACGAGCGCCGGAACTTTCTGTCGTATTCCTACATTATCTACAAATTCTTGGAGCTGCTGGAGCTGGACGAGTACAAGGTCCACTTCCCGCTACTCAAATCCCGCGATCGGCTGATTCAGCACGATGCGATCTGGAAACGTATTTGCGAGTACCTACACTGGGAATTCATTCAGAGCATCTAGGTGCGATGTCTGGGAATACCATCCGTTCGCACCGCTATGGATATCCATAATACTCCGGAACGCATACTCGTACTTCTTCCCTACCTCGAACATGTCGTACAGCTTGACGGCACGTTCGTGGATATACTGCCGATCAAACTTTCCGGTTACTGCCATTTGTACGCCCAGTACATAATCCTGTAGCGTATGGCAGCGAACCCCCGTCTTAAGATTCTCCACCGTCTCTGTCTGCGCACCATAATCCTGTGTTAGTACGGGAGTTCCACACATCTGTGCTTCTACCGCAACGCCGCAAAAAGGTTCAATAAACATCGTGGGTGCTAGCAGAGCCGTGAGAGACCCCAAGTACTCTCCTCGCTCAGTTCCGCTGATCGGAGGCTTATAGACAATGTTGGGATACTTCATGAACGGTTCGGGATTTCCCTGGCCGCACAGAATGAACTGGACATGAGGCATACGCGACGCGATTTCCGTCACAATATGGCACCCCTTGCCGTCGTAGATCCTCCCGAAAAATCCAACCGTATTCAGTTTGGGGGTGAGGGAGAGAGGCCAGTGGCGGGCATTAAAGTAATTGGGAACCACGAACCAGTAATTCTGCCCCCACTTCCCCGACTTCGCGAGTTCGTGATGGAGCCACGCATAACTCTCGAAAATGCGGTAGTTACGGGTTGAATCGTTGTACCCAATCCCGCTCTCACATACCACCATATTGAGATCCTTCAAGGCCCGATCGTGCGATGTTCCAAACGGGACACACACGATATCCGTGGTGGGCGAGCGGTAGTTTGCCTGTAGAAGCGGGCGTAGACGATCGTTGAACTCAATGTAGAGAGGAGTTGACCAGTTCCCCAGATCTCCGATAAACGATTTGTGATCGGCCAGATGCTTTACGGCATTGTCATGGGAAATCTCGGGGTGGAGGAACTTGTACGACTGAACGCGGAAGTAATCCCACTCATCGCGCGTCATCAACTGAACATCTCGGGTAGCGTTTGTGGTGGATCCTTCGATACCGTAATGATACACTTCGAATCCACGAGACATCATCATCTCGGGGAACCGCAGGACCTTTCCCGTATACGCACAATGACTGAAATCGTCATTCGTGACGGTATGCGGTAGAGCCAGAATGTGGAGACGAATGGGAACGGGAGTCACGGAAGACTCCATTTACATACTATCGTTCGTGGATACGTAAATGGAGGATTCTGGTGCGGGTATAAGTTTTATCGTCCGCATACGCAACGAAGAAAAGGTCCTTGCTCGTTCTGTAAGGTCCCTGATATCTCTGACGATTCCTTACGAAATAGTTCTTGTGCTTCATCGATGTACCGACCGGAGCGCAGAGATCGCTGATTTCCTCGCGAAAGAGAATCCACATGTTCGGATTGTACTCTATGATCACGCGATATCTAGAGCAGGGTACGAAACGCTGGCGACCGACGCGAACTCCGATCACAGCTTCGTGCGGTATTCAAACTGGTGTGCCGAACAGGCTCGGTACACATGGACATTTCGGTGGGACGCGGATTTCGTGATGACGCGCCCTCTACTTGACTATATCAATGCGCAGGAATGGACGCCAAAAAATGTAAGAATTGGTCTTACCGCGAAAAACGGGACACACTCGAACCAAGAATACTATCTCCATCAATCATCTGTACGGAACACCAAACACGTGTTCTGGGAAATCGCTGGATTTCCAGGTGATACGGTTTCTTTCCGTCTTGAAAATGCCTTTCACGTCATTCATTTATCGGAACTCTCTGAACTGAAACCGTACTGGACCGAACCGCCGTGGTTTGAGACTGAAGAGGAATCTCCCGAGGCCCGCACAGTGAAAGAACGGTACGCGAAACTGGTTGCCGAGTTTGGACCTGAACCCCTAGGAATGGCGAGAGCGTCAAATCCGGAGTGCGATAGGATCTTCCAGACACTAGCATCCGCAAACAACTGCTGCGGTCCTTCGTATGTGAACATGTTTGCGTAAAACGGATTAGGGAAACGGAATCTGGTAAAGAACAAGAACTCATATCCTACAATGTCCACGAAGCCCCGATTCTCCGCCTCCGATGTCGCATCTCTCCTCGGCCGTAACCCTTACCGCAGCAAGAATGAATCACTTCTTAAGGTCATTTCCATGATGCCCAAATTCAAGTCGCTGGTCTTAGATGTGAAGACCACGATGGGCGCTAAGTCTGAGCGTGAGATTGTTGCGGCAGCCTCCCCTGCTGCTCTCAAGGCGATGTGGGCGTCCGTAGACCAGTCGGTAGGTGCTACCTCCGATGCGCAGGTAGAGAAGGCAATCAGTACCTTCAAGCAGGAGCATGTTCGTCAGGTGGTACAGGAGACGCTGGAGGGAAAGCGCGCGCCCGCCAACGATGCGCTCAAAGACATTGTCGCCAAGATCGCGTCAGGACACACAACGGCTGCGGCTGCTCTTCCTGATCTAGTTGCTCGTGCCGATATTGTCGCGCACGTTGAAAGTACACAGGAGCACCAGGTTCTGGCGTCCGAGATTCAGAAGCGGCGTGGGACTAAGCTGGAGGATAAGGCCGAGAACAACTATGCTGCGGCTACGGGGGTCGAGGTCACCGGTCGTAATTCGTTTGTAGACTTCGAGTGTAGCACATACCGCCTCATTGGATACCTTGATGGAATGCAGGGCGAGAAGGTGGTGGAGACGAAGAACCGTAAGCGGTTCTGGACAACTCCGCCTGCCTACGATTTCGTCCAACTGCGGTGCTACATGTTCATGAAGGGAAAGAAGGACGGCGTTCTGCTGGAGAACTTTCCTGGACGTGGTCCGCGCACCACCGAGGTTCCGTGGGACGACGAGCCGTGGATGGAGATTCATGACGGTCTGTGTGACGTCGCACGAACGATCGAGAACATTACGGAGGAGGATGCCCGCACTCTTGCCCGTGACGTATTCTCGATGGTGAAGACGTAAGTAAAATCTTCACGAACCAGATATAATAAGAAGAAAGATGGTCTCATCCTCCCCTGCTCCCTCTGGATCTACATCTGCCGCAAACCCTACGGCGTCGTATGTCCCCCCAGCGTCGACAAATGCCGCAACTGATCATGTGATAAATTCGGGTGCGTCTACTTCCTCGACGCTCCCCGCTGGATCCCCTGGGCATGCGGATACGACCTCGTCCCAGGCAAGTGCCGCTGCGTCTCTCCCCGCCGGATCCCCTGGTCTTACGCAGATGACGGATCTAATAGGAGGCAGTGCTACGTCCTCTTCCTCTACGGTCGCTCCAGCAGGAGGGGCGTCGAAGACTGCGGACGGGGCTGCTTCTACATCCGGATCTGCGGCGGTTGTACGTACACAGTTCATGGGCGTTTTTGCTCTTGCCTGGGTTCTGTTTGGTGTGGCCGCCTTCTTTTTCTCCCTTGTATGCTTCGGCCGCTCGGGATCGTTTGGTGAGAAGATCTTCGGATTCTTCCTTGCTATCGTGTTCGGCCCTTTCTACTTCGTCTACTATTTCTCCGACGGTGCGTACTGCCGCGCGAACGCCCCCACCCTCTTTTAAAAATGGGTAAAACGGAAACGTAGGGGCTTCATTGCCTAAAGAACAAAGATATATAAACATGTTACGAATCGCAGATATCACCCAACAGGCTCCCGAGGTTGAGACGAACTACACGTTTCCTCTGGATCCTTTTCAGAAATGTGCCGTCGCCGCTATTCAGGCTCGCGAGAACGTCCTGGTCACCGCCAAGACGGGCAGTGGTAAGACGCTGGTGGGCGAGTACCAGATCGAGTATTCGCTCAAGCGAGGTGGGCGGGTGTTCTACACTACCCCTATCAAATCTCTCTCCAACCAAAAATTCAACGATCTCAAGACCCTGTATCCCAACAAGGTGGGTATCATGACGGGTGATATCAAGTTCATGCCCCAAGCGGATGTGGTGGTCATGACGACAGAGATTCTGCGCAATCTCCTGTTCAAGATCGGTTCGTCGACAGAGGGTGTAGGATCAACGGCTTCTCTCTCGCTAGACGGAGTCGATGCTGTGGTCTTCGACGAGGTCCACTACTTCAACGATCCAGCGCGAGGAAAGGTGTGGGAGGAATGTCTCATCCTCCTTCCACCTTCGATTCGGCTGGTTCTTCTCTCGGCAACGATTGATAGCCCAGACGTCTTTGCTCAGTGGATCGGTGAAATGAAACAGGTTCCGATTCATCTCATTTCCACCCAGTACCGCGTCGTTCCGCTGGAGCACAGGGTGGTGGCGGGAGACAAACTTCTGATGGACGAGAAGGACAAGTTCCACAAAGAAGCCTACAGCGAGTATTTGCGTCATCTGAAAGGTCTTGAGGATGCGCAGCGGAAACACTCGGACGCAGTCAAGGCTAGGATTGCTGGTGATCCAGTCGTCGCTCGCGAGATCCGTTCTACCGGTTTCCTCCACCAAATGAACGAAATGATCGACGATCTCAACGTCAAGGAAAAGTTGCCCGCGATGTTCTTCGTGTTCTCCCGCAAGAACTGCGAGTCGTATGCGGCCAAAGTATCCTCCACACTCATTGACGCGATGGAAGGGTCCAATATCAAGAGCATTGTGCGCTTCCATCTCCATCGGTACCCTGAATTGGAAACGCTGCCGCAGTACCATACGCTGATGGCGCTTCTCATGAAAGGCGTGGCCTTCCACCACAGCGGGATGCTGCCCATGCTGAAAGAGATCGTGGAGATGCTGTTCTCGCGCGGTCTTCTTAAACTGCTGTTTGCGACGGAGACGTTTGCCGTCGGAATCAATATGCCGACCAAGACGGTGATCTTCACGAGTTACCGCAAGTACGACGATGCCGCCGACGGGTTGCGGATGCTGCGGACGGACGAGTATATTCAGATGGCGGGTCGTGCGGGTCGGCGTGGAAAGGATACGCGCGGGTTCGTGTACTACCTCCCTGACCGCAAGCCCGAGACGGTGGAGGACGTGCAGCGGATGATGACGGGGAAGCAGTTGGAGTTGGATTCGCGCATGGATTTCCACTACGACTTTCTGCTCAAATGTCTCCAGAGCGGGACGACGGGATGGTTAGGTATTATTAAGCAGTCGTACTGGTACGTCCAGCGCCAGTCAGAGACGGAAGGACGGCAGGCCGAACTTCTCGAACTTCAGAAGAAGTATAATGGACTAGACGTCGCAGAGTTTGAGTTGCGTGAGATGTACGAGACCCAGATTCGTATGACGCAGAATGCTGAGCGGAAGAAGGCGCAGGCGTCGCTCGATTCGTGGAAGAATAAGCATATGGGGCCTAAGTGGGAGGCGGGATGGAAAGAGTTCAAGGAGTTCAAGAAGAACCGCGATGCGATTACGCTACTTCAGGAGAAGGTGGACGCGTTCAAGAACATTCAGGTTCCGTTCTTGATCAATCTTGAGCGATTGGGGTTTGCGGTCGGTGAGACGTTGACGGACGTCGGTGTTCTCGCCTCGGAAATCAATGAGGGCAATCCTCTTGTGATGTCCAAGATGTTTAGTATGCAGGGATTCAATGCTCTCCCCCGCCCTGAAATCGTCGCTCTCCTATCGTGTTTCGTGGAGGGCGAGAAGACCGAGGATCCGATTACCGTAGACTGTCTGCGTGTCCCCGATACGCTCAAAGATGCCCTCCTGACCGTTCACGTCATTGCCCAAGATCTGTATGCGAACGAGAACCCTAAGAGCCAGCCCGAGTACTGGGCAGTGCACAATTACTGGCCCGAGATCGTGTACCGATGGATGCACGGCGAAGAGATGAGCATTCTGTGTTCGTTCTATGCGGTATACGAGGGCAATTTCATGAAAGCCATTCTCAAGACCGCCAATATCGTGGACGAATGGATTACGCTGGCCACGATCACGAAAAATCTGGAGGTCCTGGAAACCTTGCGCGAGATCAGGACGGATCTCGTGCGAGGACTAGTTGTTCCCGACTCTCTCTACCTGCGTCTTTAAACTCGTCTAGACGTACGGATTCGGAATTGGAATTGCCTCCTGGAGCGGGGATACATGCATGACGGTCGGAGGTTGATTAAAAATCTTTTTAGGTTGAGATCGGCGAAGCGCTACGACGACTAGCGCAACTGCGAACGCACCTCCGAACGTACATCCAAGCCCAACCGCCAGGAGATTGTACGCGTTCGTCCCCGATGTGACCACCGTGACCCCAGAACCAGAACCAGAACCAGAACCAGAACCCGTATTCGCAACGGCAGTGGCGGGAACGGTCGTACCACTCGAAGGAGACCGTGTCTGGGTTCCAGTGTCCGATCCTGATGCCCCGCTGCTTTTGGTAGCGGTAGCGGTAGCGGTCTCCGTATGTGTAGGACTGGAAATGGCGGCGGCAGGGGTTGGGCTATTCCCTGCTACTACAGGTGCCTCATTCACCGTCATGACCGCATTGTAGTTATTGCCGTTCTTGGAAATGACCATGACTGACCATAGGGATACCGTCCCCGTTCCTGCGGCAGGAGGAGTCCACAGAGCCTTAATAGATGTGTGAGACGACGCGCTCGTCTGCGTAATCGATCCAGGGCATCCAGTCACAGAATGGGACAGCGAATCGCCCGCCGTAAACGTTCCCGCCATAGTTGATGCCCCTGCCGAGAAACTCGCCGGGGTTCCTTTCAGCGGACCCCACTGCCATCCCTTGAAGGTTGTGGTCCCCGAAATCTGAGCAGTGTACGTCTGACCCGCCGTCCACGTCGTCACCGAGTTTCCGCCTGCGTCGTGGAGCGATAATGTCCAGTCGGTCGGAAGCGGAGTCTTGAACGTTCCGTGACCTACCGCGACACAACTTGTAGCACCACCGCTGTACCCCTGAACAACACCAACCAGACTCAAGCACGCAAAAACTAGAGACTTCAGCATCAACATTACTCTGTATCGCGCTTTGTTTTTAAACCTAACCTAACGGACCTGGAACTCAAACATGATCTTGTTTGCCGCATAACAGTTCCATTTCCTGCTCAGAATCCTCTCGATCTTGAGATAATCGTTGTCTATATCGGGATGCAAGACGACAAACTCGGATAGCCCGTCATTAGGATCCACCCGTTCGCGATGTTCGATCGCGAACACATCCTCGATCTCAAACTCGTATTCATCCACTCGGTGTCCCATTCCCATTCCAACTTCAATCGTTTTCCTGATCGTCCAATTCGAAAGCACCCACTGAGTTGCAGTATCAAGGACTGAGTACATGTACGCCCTCTGATGCGGAACGCTCCATCGAACGTAGATCATATCATTGTCGTTGAGATCAGTGAACTCGGCAATCTTGTAATCTTGATCACTGTACTCATCGTCGTCATCGGGTGCGTCAGGAGAAGGGTTGGATATGGAGGATGGGAGGTTGTTCATAGTTGGATGAAGATGAGGATGAGGATGGATTGTGTAGTCGTTCGGGGATAGTCAAGTAAATAGATTCGTTTTCACTCAATTCGGGATCGTCTAACCGAATCACGACCTTGACCTTCGTGCTGTTTTTCGCGTACTGTTTCCAGTGACCCAGTAAAAACGTTCGTCGTTCCCACGAATACGCCGGTCTCTCTTCTCCTCGCATATCAGAATTATCAAAAAACAGTCCCTCGATGTCCATGTCGGTAATAGAGTCGCCAAGATACCAATTCAGAGTCTCTCTAATCGTAAAATAGGCAGGAGCAAATCGGCCGTCCATAAACAGTGTTCCCGAATCCACAAAACAGGTAATGGATATAGTCTCTTCCCTATCTCCGTCTTTCACGATAACTTTCCCGACAGTCACAGGCTGATGCCGAGATTTGAAAAAATCAAGATCCATTCCCAACAATAGATGAAAAGACATATATTCACCGCAGAATTTATTTAATGTCCATGCTCTTCCGGAAAGGTGATGTTCATCTTCAGAGGAAGCAGAGCCCCTGAATCGCATACCTCTTCCCACCGCATATCCAGGATAATCTTCTTCTGAAACTCGGGACCATTGTAGAAGTCGATGTCGCGCCACGTATAGGTTCTATCTGCTTTCCCGGTATGGAAATGGCGCAACGACTGACCGATCGTCAAGAACTGATCAAAGTTTCCTACTGAATAAAGCTCCTCGCCACGGTAGCAGCACGTACAGAAGTCTGGGGTGCGGGCGTAAAACACACAATTGTCTGGGTCCTTCCAAATTTCGAGTTCGTAGTCGTAGGGATAGTCGTCAGTATTTACGTGAATATGCATGACCATTAAGTGCGTCATTTTATTGTTACTCTTATCCCAACGAAAAAGGGTTCTGATCCGTTTTGATGAAGACGTATCTACACAAGAATCGGGTCTACCTTCACATGGAACACCATTCGCTGTTTCCATGAAGGCCGCTGCATGTCCAGGAAATAGTTCACAATCACCGGCGTTCCTTCCACGAGATTATTGGGACTGGTGATCAGTCGGTTCCAGTCGGGGATCCAGATGCGGGTGGAGGAAACGACCACGCCCGGAACATTCTCGGGCCGGCGCTGGAGAATGTCCAGGAACGCCAAATCCCGTGCGTGTTTCTTCGCAAACGTCTGGAGTTTATTACAGTCCTCTTTGGCGTTGGGAACGGACATACCTTTCATCGCCATCTGGTTCACGACATCCGCCCACCGCCGAATCGGAGACGATCCGTGACAGTACCGCGTCTGAAACCCCCAGTGAATGACTTTCGGAGACACGTGTTCGTATGTCGCGGCCGCATACGCGAACATCCGAGCATCTAAGCCTAGACGTTCATACTTGTCCAGTTTCTCGTTATCGGGAGCGCTGTGATGGCGCAGCAACCCCTTGCCGATCACAGTGAGCGCATTGGCCATCTGTTTGTTGTAGTAAATCATCAGTTCCGCCACCCAGTCGTGGGGATCGAGCAGGGGCTTCTTTCCGGCCAGATGTTCACAGATGGTCTGTAGCGTATTCATCGGGATCTCAGTGGCGAGACGGCAGGTGTCGTACGTATAGGATTTCTTGTTGATGATCACGACCTCCTTGAAATGGGGATTCCTCGCTTCTCCGCCCATCCAGTCGAAGAACAGGGTATACCCCAGCCGCTTTTCGCCCGGAAGAAGGGACATCTTGCCTTCTAGCGTCCGAGGGAACATGCTGCGTACGGGGACGCCGCCATCGTACAGCGATTGTCCAATGTTCTGAGCATGGGACATCCACGGATTCGCCCGCACCCATTCCGCCACATCGGCGATGGTAATAGCCACCTTGGTAATACCTTCATCGGTCGTCCAGATGGAAATACAGTCGTCAATATCTAGGCATCCTGGAGGGTCAATGTTAATGGTAGGAACGTCCAGAATCGCACGGTTAAACAACGGTTCAATGGTCTCGGGGATCTTGGACCAATATTCGGGAGAATACGCGACGTGAATTGCCTTGCGTTCGGCCAGGGGATCGCCACATACGCCTACAATATCTACGATTTGACCACGGGGGAGTTTATCATCATTGATTTTCTCGGCGACGACCAGGAGATTCTTCTTGAGATCACGGTAAGCGGATGCGACAATCATTTGCGGGAATACGGTGTTCAGAGGGCTAAAGAGATACATCGGGGTATTGCGAGACGTCAGACCATATCGCGTCTTGCTCGTGAGTTGGAGGACGCCTGCGACGCGCGTCATTATTGTTGTATTGAATGCTCCTCTAAACATATCTACGCCGAAGACCCGTTTTAGTGTAATTAGATCGGATGTGCGGGATTTGGTTATGTATTGACGGAGCCGGAGGAAGTCCCACCGCAAATGCTCGTCGGGGACCCGATCATACCACCGTCTACAACCACCCCGAATTCAAAATGGTCTTTGATCGTCTCGCGATCCACGATCTGACCCAAGATGGGAATCAGCCGTTCACCGAACATCTTACGCACGAAGAAGAGTTTGTTTACATGTGTAACGGTGAAATCTACAACTACCGCGAGATCGTGGAACGGCACGGATTCGTGATGACAACAGGATCAGACTGCGAAGTGATTGGGAAACTGTTTGCCCTCTATCGCGATATTCGGGCAGTGGTAGCCGAACTTGATGGCGAGTATGCGATTGCGGGAATTGTTCTCAAACGAAAGAAACTGGACACTATTATCATTGCTCGTGATCCGTTCGGTGTACGGCCGCTTTACTGGGCTACCAGCGGCCACGGATTCGTGTTCAGTTCTCTTCTTGCGGGTATTGAGGGGATTTCGGGCGCCGAGCATGTTCCGCCTGGGGATACGTGGATGATTCGTAAACACGATACGCAGTTCAATAGTTATTTCTCTCGTGATTGGATTCCCAAGACGATGACTGATATTGATCAGTTGTTTGCGCGCACCACTTCGGCTCTAATTTCGGCCGTTCACAAACGTTTGTCGAGCGAACGGTCAATTGGGTTCCTTTTATCGGGAGGTCTTGATAGCAGTCTAGTTGTAGCGATTGCGGTCCAGATGATTGGAAAGGAGAATGTGCGGACGTTCAGTATCGGTATGCCTGGAGGAACCGATCTCGAGTACGCTCGCAGGGCTGCTGTGTATCTTGGAACCCAACACACCGAAGTTCTGTTTACCGCCGAAGAAGGCATTGCCGCGATTCCTGAGGTTGTGAGGGCGTGTGAGACCTACGATATCACCACGATTCGGGCATCGGTGGGACAGTACCTTCTCGCCAACTATATCGCAAAGAACACGGATATCAAAGTGGTTCTCAATGGCGACGGAGCCGACGAAGCCGAGATGGGGTACCTGTATTTCTACAATGCTCCTAACGAAGAAGAAGCCCATTATGAAAGCATCAATCTTCTCCGGAATATCCATCAGTTTGATGGATTAAGAGTTGATCGATGTTTGGCCGCGCACGGTCTGGAAGCCCGTGTTCCGTTCCTGGATCCTGAATTTGTACAGGCAATGCTGAGTGTCCCCGCCTCTCTACGCATTCCTACAAAGAAACGGATGGAAAAACAGTTTCTGCGCGACGCGTTTTTCCGGTTGATGCCGGATCTTCTTCCGCTAGATATCCTGTACCGCAAGAAGGAAGCATTCAGCGATGGCGTGTCGAAAACAACAGATTCGTGGTTCAAGATTCTGCAGCGTTCGATTCAGTGCGAGGTTCCCGTTGATACGAGGTATCCCCATATCCAGCCCATGACCGCAGAAGCTGCCTATTATCGCAAATTATTTGACCAGATGTTTCCGGGACAGCATGAAGTTGTTCCTCATTACTGGATGCCGAACTGGTCTAAAACAACGGACCCGTCTGCGCGGACGCTTTAGGGCACTTTGAGCACCCGCCCATTCCCTCCTTCACCTTCGGCGTAAAAGAGCTGCGAGACAGGATCCAATACAGTACGAGAATCCCAACAAGACCTGTGAGCACATAGATCCAGTTTACTTGTAGAGTCTCGAAAATTCCTCCACCTGTAAGTTTGGCCATTACTTTCAGCCAAGACATTTTATATACATAAATGGGCATACCGTTCTACTTTGTCTCACTCATCAAGGCACACAAGACAATTGTGTCGCGCGTGCGGACCCGTCTGGAACCGAACATTTTTCTTTTAGATTTCAACTGTTTTTTACACACGTATATGGATGATGCCCGACCGATTGAGAGTATTCTGGAAGCACTGACTACTCTCCTTGCGGACACTTGTAGTCCTCGGACTCACTTGTATATTGCGATGGACGGTCTAGTTCCGTACGCCAAGATTTCCCAGCAGCGCTACCGTCGCTTTCGTATCCCCGAAGTAAATAACCCCGTCTTTGATCGCAACCAGATCTCTCCAGGGACTCCGTACATGAAAGAACTGGACTTGGCGGTGCGTGCACGGTTTCCCCAGGCGATTATGTCGTCCACCGATCTTCCTGGAGAGGGCGAACATAAACTGTTCGAATGGCTCAAAACCATTCCGCCTACTGAGCGGACGAATACCGTGATTTACGGTCTGGATGCCGACCTGATCCTGCTCTCACTTGCCCAGGAGAGCCTGTGCTCTCTCTCCCTCCTGCGCGAGAACCAGAGTTTTCAGTCGAAGGTCGAGGGATACTCTACCCTGAACATCTCAGATCTCGCCCGTAAACTTCCAATGAATTCCTTGCAGTATGTCGCGCTCTGTGTCCTCTGTTTCGGCAACGATTTTATGCCTCCTATCGGCATGTTTTCCCTCCGCGAAGGGGGACATGATCGTGCGCTCGAATGTTATCGTCAAGCAGGGGAACCTGATCTCTGGACAGCAAAGGGTCGTCAGGTGTTTATGCAGACGGCGCAGACCCAGGAGATGAAGTTTTATACGGAGAGAGTCAAATCCCGCGACAAGCCGGCAGAAAGGGCAATTGTTTCAGCCGACGGACATCATTTCGAAGCACGCTACAATCTCCACATTCTGGATGGAACAACGAATATCGCCCAACTAGTAGGAGCTTTCTGGAAAACGTTTGATTGGACGCTTCACTATTTTTGTGAAAACAAGTGTCTGGATTGGAACTGGGTATATCCTTACCCCGAAGCCCCCCTGGTCTCGCAACTGGTGAGGTACGAAGAGATTTCCCCAATTCGGTGGACCCCCGAATCTCCGCCCAACTTTACGGTCACAAAGCAGTTACAGTTTATTCTTCCACATGATTCCCTCCGTAGGGCTAAAAAGCGAGTCATGTTTCCGGACGAAATGTACAGTGAGGAGACGGATACCCGTATCCCATGGATGAGACGGTATGCGTGGGAATGCGAGCCGCGCATCTCGCTCCCTCTTGCTACCGAAGAGCTGACCTCGGTCCAATCTTTCCAATATTCCCTAGCTTGAATCCCCCTGACGTGGGCATAGTTATTTTCGGGATAAGTATATCCCCCGACGAAGTCGCTGATGATCTTTCCTGGATTGGAGATACCGTAATACCCTGTAACGCCGCAATATCCAACCATGAAAACGAACGCCTCGACCAGTACTCTTCTTCGATGACGTTGAGTTCTTTCAATTTAGGAGCCGTTGAGATTCCAGTGAGCGTCATGTTTCTCATCCAATCGCTGCGGATGTACACTAAATACTGCTGGCGTTTCACCTTCGCCGCCTGGTCATCCGCCATGAGTGTACGAAGTTCGGCAATGCTCTCCTCCAGCGTATACACCTTTTTATGCGTCCGTTGATTTACCGTATTGTGGGCGCGGAACACAAACTCACATACTGTGCGACGACTATTCTTCCATCCTGGATATCGCTGAGTGTACAGCGCAACCATATCCGTGAAATGCTGTAGACAACTCGGACATAAGATAGTGCCCGTAAACGAGTCAAGAAACCGATTCAGGAGTTCTAATTCGTACTGGGATGGAAAGTCTGGGTAAAGGGCTGCTATGGTGTGAAGTGTTACCCAGCCGAGAGGACCCCACGCTTTCGTCATTATATTGAGGTATCAAGAAAGAAGTCCCGCTCCCACCGAGTCGGCATACAGAACGCGAAGAACTGCCGGAGGGATCGTTTTCTTCTCACCACCAATAATCTTCTTATCAACCAGTTTCTTACGTATTAACGCAATGTCCATCTTCGCTGCTTTCGCCTTCGCAGTCTTACGCGCATTTTCTAGACCGCGTTCCGTCATCAGTTTGACCGAACGTTTGCGGGTCGCCGGAGCCTTAGACGGATTCTTGGCCGGAACAATCTTTGCCGTCTTCCGCAGGATTCCTTTCGGGAATGTCTTGGTCGTACGATGGACGCGGCGACGACGCACTCCTCCAAACCCAGGACCGCTCGGCATACCCACCGGAGGAACCGGTGCCGTGATCGTCGATACGTGAACGGATTTATCCTGACCATTAAATGCGGGATCACTTCCCTCTTTAATGATTGTGTATTTCGTCCCAGAGTCGGCCGCAGGCATACAAGTCCTTCTTACTCAAAACGGATAAAAACTTACGGCGAGGACCCGAGTATCAAGATACGACATGGAGGCGGTTCGAGCATATTTCAAGAATGGTGTTTCGCGTTTCTCTGAGTCCCAAATTGAAGCCTACGAAGACTTCCTCCGCAACAAGATCCCCCTGATTCTGCGATCAACGCCACCCATCGTGGTATGGCACGATCAGGACGAGGCGACGAAGAAGTACAAGTATGAGTTCCGGCTCTCGTTCGACAATGTGTCCTACCTGAAACCCCGCATTCAGGAGGCGACGGGTCGGCTGAAGCAGATGCTGCCGCACGAGGCCCGCATCCGCAACTTCACCTATGCTGCCCAGATGTTTGTGGATATCAAGCTCAAGGTCCGTTCGTACAGCGGTCCGGGTCTCACTGAGTTCAAGGAAGAGTCAAAGACGTTCGAAGGCATTTCGCTCGGCAAGATTCCCGTCATGCTGGGATCCTCGCTCTGCGTGCTCAAAGATTACCCAATGACGCTCGAGGAACTCGGCGAATGCCCCCAGGATCCGTTCGGATACTTCATTATCCACGGCGGCGAGCGAGTCATCCTCTCGCAGGAAAAGGTCGCCGACAACCGCACCATGGTGTTTCTCAACAAGAAGACGACGACCAAACACACTCATTCGGTGGAAATGAAGTCGCTTCACGAGAGCTTTACCCTTCCTCCCAAGAAACTCGAAATCCGGATGTCCAGCAAGTTCAACGGTCTCGGGTACCCCCTCTCTATCTGTATTCCCCGTTTCCGCGAGGATATTCCGATGATGGTGTTCTTCCGCTGTCTGGGCATCGAGACCGACAAGGAAGTGTACGATCTCCTGAACGTAGAGAATACTGATTCGATTACGGCTTCCTTCAAGGAGTGTGCCGATATCAATGTCTTCACCCAGCAGGAGGCAATCGAGTACCTGTCTCACCATCTCCAGTACCCTCCCGCAACCGACGACAAGACTGGACATGTTCGTGCGCTCCTACTCACCGAGTTCCTGCCGCATACCTCCTTGCCGGCAGAGACGGTAGGTCCCGGGATTCTTGCTGCGCGCAAGGTCAAGATTCTCGTGAGCATGGTCAAGAAGTTACTGGACACCGCATCCAAGAAGATTCCAGCCGATGATCGCGATGCCTACCCCAACAAGCGTGTCGTGACCACGGGATCCCTGCTCACCCACCTCTTCCGTCAACTGTTTCAGAAGGTGTGTAAGGATATTCGGTCCAAGTTCGTCCACGAAATCAACAACGATAACTGGAAGCGGTCGGGCAAGCCACTGGATGTCCTCGTTCTCTCGAATCTCTACAAGATCATGAAGGTGTCCTCCATCGAGGGCAAACTGAAGCAGGCGCTCGCTACGGGCAACTTCACGGTTCAAGGGCTGGGGACATCAGGATCTACCTCCCTCTCCAACGCCACCAAGTCCGGGGTGTCCCAAGTACTCAATCGGCTGTCGTACAGTGCGACGCTCTCACACATCCGCCGTATCCAGACACCCGTCGAGAAGTCGGGCAAGCTACTGGCGCCTCGCAAACTCAACGGCTCTTCGTGGGGCTTCGTCTGTCCCGTCGAGACGCCAGAGGGTCACTCAGTCGGTATCGTGAAGACGATGAGCCTGATGTCCACCATCTCCACCCATGTCCCATCCTTCGTCGTCACCAACTTCCTCCGCGAGATTCCCGACATTGACTGGATCACCGATGTCTGGACCACCGGCCCTGTCGGTATTCTGGTGAACGGAGTCATTCTCGCATATACCTCCCATCCAAAGGATGTTTACGGGCGCCTCAAGGACGCCAAACATACCTGCCGCATTCATCCCCATGTCTCCGTCGCCTGGAACGTTCTCCAGAACCGCATCATCATAGAAACCGACGCGGGTCGACTAGTGCGCCCCGTCTTCCGCGTAGAGAACGGCAAGGTTCTTCCTCCTCCAGCAGCAGGGGCAGATGCGCCGTGGGCCGACTGGATCTCGTCGTGTATCGGATACGTTGACGCCAACGAGTCCGAGGTCGCACACATCGCGATGTTCCCGTCCGAAGTGGGTCCGACGCACACGCACTGCGAGATTCATCCACACATGATTCTTGGTCATATGGCCGCTATCATCCCGCTCTCCAACCACAATCAGTCACCTCGTAACGCATACCAGTCGGCCATGGCCAAGCAGGCCATGACGCTGTACGCCTCCAACTACCAGAAGCGTCTCGACAAGAACGCTTACCTCTTGGCCTCTCCCCAGCGCCCGATCGTGGAGACGCAGATCATGAGCATCTTGAATATGCACAAGATGCCGTCCGGATGTAACGCGATCGTCGCCATCGCCTGTTATTCCGGCTACAACCAGGAGGATTCCGTCATTCTCAATCGTGGATCCCTCAAGCGTGGGTTCATGCGCGGATACTACTCTACAGTCTACAAGGATGAAGAGCATCGTAATGTGGCGTCTGGGCGCGAGGAGCGGTTCTCCAAGCCCCGTCATGAGAATACTAAGGCGTTCAAGAACACGTCGTACAACGCCGTACACGAGACAGGTATTCCCATCAAGAACTCAATCGTCCAGGAGAACGATGTCGTGATTGGAAAGGTGGTGAACTTGCGGTCGGATCCCCACGGATACCTCTACCGCGATCTCTCCACGACGCACAAGAACTCCGAGCCGGCGCGCATCGACGGTATCTGGCAGGACAAGAATTCTGATGGGTATCCGTTCGTCAAGGTTCGGGTCGTGTCCGAGCGCACCCCACAGATCGGCGACAAGTTTGCGTCGCGCGCTGGTCAGAAGGGTACGTGCGGGATGATTCTAGATGAGTGCGATATGCCGTTCACGGCGTCGGGTCTGCGCCCCGACATCATCATGAACCCTCACGCCATTCCGTCCCGCATGACGATTGCGCAGTTGCTGGAGACGATGTACAGCCGCGTGGGTGTCCAAACAGGCAATCTGGGCGACGGCACGCCCTACTCCCATCTCGGGATCGAGGATCTCAAGGTTCACATGTCGAATCTCGGGATGCACCCGTACGGCAACGAGATCATGTACAACGGCCAGACGGGCGAGCAGATGGAGGTCGAGATCTTCATCGGGACCACGCATTACCAGCGTCTCAAGCACATGGTGATTGATAAGTGCCATTCGCGCGGCCGCGGTCCCATTGTGTCCCTGACCCGCCAGCCATGTGAGGGCCGGGCGCGTGACGGCGGTCTGCGCGTAGGCGAGATGGAGCGCGACTGTTTCATCTCTCACGGTGCCGCTGCATTCACCAAGGAGCGTCTGATGGATGTGTCCGACCCGTTCACGACAGGTGTGTGTTCCTCTTGCGGTTCACTCTCGACAATCAATGAGAAGGATCATCTCTATGAGTGTAGGTCGTGCGGTTCGAAGGTGGGTCTGGAAGATAAGACCATTCCGTATGCGGTCAAGCTGTGGCTCCAGGAACTGGAAGCCATGCACATCTCGCCTCGCATGATCTCGTCTTAGCCAGACAATGTGTACATGTAATTTGTTCCATAGCCGACTGATCCTGCTGATGTATTGCGTCCAATCACGTACAACGTATTTTGGCTTGTGATGAGCGGAGTCTGCGATATTTGAATCGGAGGATTGTTAAATGTAGACGTTCCATTGAGAACAAGTTGAGTCACATTGGATTGTGTGACCTCGTACGCAGCCGACGCGGTCGCTACGTACGCACGGTATTGATTCAAAACGCCGTAGGTCGATGGTACATAAATATACCCTGATGAATCAAGCACCGGAAGTGTGTACGAAGAAGGAATCTCTTCGCCCGACGCATTTGACCAAATATATTTATAAGAAAATCCAGAGACATTCGCGAAGATCCCACCAATTCCGTATAATTTTTGCTTCGTTCCAGAGATGGTGAGAACGTGCGCCCACAGATTTCCGGCAGGATCTGTTGATAAGACCGGTGGCGATGATATTCGCTGACCCCCTGGAAGATTCACCGTAATATCGTAAGCCGGTACTCGAACCGTCGCATTGCTGAGTATAAAAATATTACTATCGTTCGGAAACGTTATTCCTACATACCATGAAGTCACATACGGCGTGAATGGGATCGTTCCTAGTGATGTTGGTTTGAATGGACATACCCAGTTCAATACCCCAGTTTCTGCGAGGTAGCAGTACACGTTTTTGTTATCCGATCCAACAAATACATTAATACCATCGGTAGCCACCGATGTCCGAAACAGTTCGCCCGGAGTTTGGGTCGTCATCGTCCATACTCCCGACGCACTATCTGCCCCAAACGCGGTCAGGCTATTCCCGTACGCGGCAACAATGTAATCAAACGAACCGTTCGTGATCGTCAAGGGAGTGCCGTACACTTGATATCCAAGATTGATTGGGTACCCCGGAAGCGTCATCATATCGGAATTCAGGCGGTAGAGTTTTCCGGCGTTCGTCGCAATCGTAACCGCTCCTTTCAAGGAAACCACGGGTCCAGCAGCCGACGTAACACCTCCAAGCGATTTTGTGGATACAACTTGACCATTATAGATTTTTGTAAGCGTTCCGGAATTCGCCAAGGTGTACATCTCGCCAACCGGGCCAAGTGCCGGTTGAGTGGATGACGTCTCCGCAATGAACGTCAAGGATGTCGAGAGTAGAACAGAGGCTAATGTCGCAATAGATCCACGGAAGCCGGTTGAATGCGCATGGTCTCCGTACTGCCGAATAGGGATAGTCGTAGGATACACCGGAGCAATCAGAAGAGGAACAACCGGAACTGGTGGAGTAGGCATACAGTAAAAAGGAGTCACCGGACAGTTCACGATCGGAGGAGGACAGCAGAGAGGACTCTTGACCAGATCCAATACCGGCGGTTTCTTGGTGTTAGTAAGCCCCCAGCCAAACCGTACACGAGGACTAAACGGTTCCACAATACGTTTACATGATGTTGTCGGATACGGCTGTAAAATAGGCTGTTGTTGACGAGAAGGAGGCGCATGGTAATTACTCCGAGGATTGGTCACAAATGTTGCCTTATACAGTGCGCTATTTCCATTGTAGATCGTACTGGAGAGATACACACTACCCACCGAATCGACCGCAACCGTATTCGTCCAGCTCAGGGTAATCTCGAGCGGATTCTCACTCACAGGGTTCCCCGTTGAATTCGTTCCAACGATATGCGAAACCGCACCGATAGACGAGTTTTTCACGTATATACCGTCGGTCTGGGTATAATAAATATTGTTTCCGAGAGTGGCTATGTTTCGCATGGAGGAATCAACTCCTGCCGAAGTAAGCGTATAAAACGTTGGCTGATAGTTGAGGAAATTGTAATAGTAAATAGTTCCGAATCGGGTATCAATTGAATAAATAATCTGTTCGTTCGGAGACAGACTAATTCCGCGAAAATTCAAATAGGGTCCTTCGTTTTTAAAGAGTAAATTTACAAACGAGTTTCCGTAACGTTCCATTGTAGAAATAGATGTACCCTTTCCCGTGACTAAATACACTACACCCTGTGAATCAACTGTTATACCCCCCGTGTTATCTCCATAGGTATAGATATCCCGGTCAACCGGAACAGTCTGCGTCTGATTTATCTCAGTCGCCAAGGGAATTGACGCGATCGAAAACCGTAAACAGTGACGGTCGTATGGGGCATTTACGAACATGTACTTTCCGGTAGGATCAACGGTTATCCCCGTGATTTCTCCAGTGAGAACTCCTGTCGACGGAATAATCTGGAAGACGGGATAGGTAGAATTTGAAAAATCAGTCAATGAATAAATCTTACCGTTTGACGTCCCAATATACATAATGTTGTAGTACTGTCCAGTATTGTTGTACGGACTTGTGGCTACAGTTATAGCCGATATTTTATCGGTGTACGAGTAGGATGTTACGTTAGAAATAAGGCTCATTATACTCAAAGTCGGAAATAATCAGATGTAGGAATACACAAGGATCAGGGAGATCGCATCGTGAACCACAGCCCCCCAGTACGCAGAGTACCAACTCGTTTGAAAGCCAAGAATCATGACCAATATCACAATGATTGAACGTAAAAAGGTGTTGATGAGAACATTGCTCGTCGGGAACAGGAAGGGGTCCATATCTATCTATCTCCTAGTCAAAGAAAAAAATATATCATCCTCGGCCGCGGTCGTTTCATTCTAGACCGCCGCGTGGGTCCAGGAGAAAAAAATAATGTTGATATGGAACATAAACACAAATGGGAGGTGGTCTAATGCAGCTCGTCTCGTACGGTGCCCAGGACATCTATATCTCGGGCAACCCCCAGATTACGTTCTGGAAGGTGCTCTACAAGCGCCACACGAACTTCGCCATGGAGGCGATTGAGGTGACGTTCAACGGCCAGGCCGACTTCGGTCGCCGCGTGACGGCCGTCATCTCGCGTAACGCCGACCTCATGTACCGCACGTACATCCAGGTCACGCTACCCCAGATCAACCTGAACGTCTCCAGCGGCGCCAACGTCCGCTTCCGCTGGCTCAACTACGTCGGCCACCGCCTGATCAAGCAGGTCGAGATCGAGATCGGCGGATCCCGCATTGACCGCCAGTACGGTGACTGGATGCAGATCTGGACGCAGCTGACGCAGCCCCTCGGCACCCAGGTGTCGTTCGACGACATGGTCGGCAACTCCGCCGACCTCGTGCTGCTCAAGGACGCCGCTGGTGTTGCGCTGGACGCCACGTGCGCCGCCTCGGAGGCCACGAACTCGTGCCTCTCCCGCGCCGGCACGCCGCTCAAGACGCTGTACATCCCCCTCCAGTTCTGGTACTGCCGCAACCCCGGCCTGGCCATCCCGCTCATCGCCCTCCAGTACCACGAGGTGCGCATCAACGTCGAGTTCGAGCAGAACTACAACTGCTGCTACGCCGATGTCGCCAACGGTGACTTCTCGGTCATGCCGCTGTACCCCGCCACGATCCCCCTCGGCAACGGTGTTACGGCCGTCTCCCAGCTCCAGCTGGTGGCCGCGTCGCTGTACATCGACTACGTCTACCTAGACACGGAGGAGCGCCGCCGCTTCGCCCAGCAGTCGCACGAGTACCTGATTGACCAGCTCCAGTTCACGGGCGACGAGACGGTCACGGCCTCCTCGAACAAGATCCAGATGAACTTCAACCACCCCGTGAAGGAGCTCATTTGGGTCGTCCAGCGCGACTCGTTCGTTGACTGCAACGCCCCCCCGACGCCGTGGATCATGGAGGCGCTGGGCCAGCAGCCGTTCAACTACTCCGACGACTGGTCGACGGAGGGCATCGTGACGGCGGTCCTCGGCCGCGGCGCCCTGGCGACCAACACGAACGCCGGTGCGGTCCCGACGTTCTCGG